CCCAAAAAAATCTCCGGGGGACATTTTTTCCGTGGGAGTCGTTTGGAAGAATGGCGTGCGATATCTGGTTTGTGGGCTTGGAGCCTATATAATAGGAAAAAAATTTTCGCAACATGAACTTTTCCTCTTCGTTTTTGTGTGGATGGAGGCGGCTATGGCTAACAACTATGACCAGATCATTACAAAGACGCTGACCAAGATTTCGGAGACAGGCGAAGTAAACGCCTCCGATATTTTAGTGCTGAAGTTTTGTACGAAGGAAAAGAAACGAGAGGCTGCGGCATCGCCCCTGAAGAAGATTCTCGGAGGCATGACGGATACGATCGGCACCATTCGGACGCTCTTTGGAGGTGATGAATGATGAACATGGGCGGAGGATATTTTCAGAACCCTTATGGCCGGCCGATGAAGAGCCCGGAGCAATTGCAGGCTGAGCTCAATAATTCATTGGCAAACTATCAGAATCTCTTTCAGATGGCGCAGGGATATCAGCAGCCCTGCCAGCAGCAAGCACCGCCAGGCCGGAAAAGCGGCGAGTATGTGGAGGTGCTTAACGACAAAGAGATGGAAGATGCGCCGGTGCGCCTGGACGGTACGCCGACGCTTTTTATTAACTTTGGGAATGGGACGCTCTGGTCCAAGCGGTACGTGAACGGGAAGCCTGTGGTAAAGGGATTCTCTATTGCTCCGCTGTTCCCGGACAGCAAAGAAGAAGCACCAAAGATTAACTACGTGGACGAGCTTTCAAAAGAAACTCCCTCTAAAGAGACGGATAGTATGGCCGAAGTTGTGGCCTTGCTGAAAGAACTGCTTAGAAAGGGTGACGAAAGTGGATCTAACCAAGCTAATCCAGATCGGAAACGCGATAACGAAGCCGAAGGAAGCGCAGGGGATGGCGCTCAATCTTCTTGCTAAGAAATCTCCCGAAACGGCCGAAATGCTATCCGGCATGATTCGGCGAGGAGAAAACCCGGCGGAAGCGATGAAAAGATTCGCTTCTGAAGGGAAAATCAACAAAGGACAGCTTGAAGAACTAAGATCCATCTATAAAATGGTGTGCAGGATGGGTCTGAAGAGCTTTAAGGTTCCTGATTCGGTATGGGAAGAAGCCGAGTCTGCCTTAACGGGCGGAATAAAGCAGGATAACCTCTCTGACTGGTTTTAAGCGATAGGGTGGCCAACTATCGCTTGGAATAAATAAATTTGTTGGGAGGACAAACATATGGCAATCGATGCGAGCGACCTGCTTATGACGAAGATGATGGAGGACGACCGTGACACCGGATGGGGTGGCAGCGGTTTCCTGTGGGTCATCCTGATTTTCCTGTTCTTCCTGGCGTTCTCTGGAAACGGCTTGTTTGGCAACCGCGGGGCTATGGCCGCGCAGCAGGTTGTGACGAACGATCTGTCTCAGGTGGAGCGCGACATTCTCTCAGGCAACTGCGCGACGCAGAAAGAGGTACTTCAGAACCGTTACGATAACGCGCTGGCGTTCCAGCAGCTGAGCACCCAGATGGGCAACTGCTGCTGCGATCTCAAGACGACGATTATCGAACAAAATCAGCTTACTCGCGATCTGATTCAGGGGCAGTACATCGACGAACTGCGCACCTCTTTGAGCGACGCAAAGACCGCGCTGAACAACTACAACCAGAACCAGTATATTCTTGGCCAGCTCGGCAGCTGGTACAGCAATCCCTCTGTGAACCCCTACACCTGCTATAACCAGAACCGCTGCGGCACCTGCAATGGCAGCTACGGCAACACCTGCGGAAACTGATTGTGAGGAGGGGATTCGTATGGCTTGCGGGAATTGTGGATGCGGAGGCTACTATGTAGCCGTAAACACCGCGTCTCAGCCCTTTGTGGCTGCCGGGACGAATCTGAATCCAGGCGCTCGTGCAAGTGCCGGCGGGTGCGGGCTTGCCCTTTTGGCGACCGGGATCCAGATTAACAATGCTGGTACCAGGCTTTACGAAGCGGAATCCACTGTGACCTTCACCCCAAGTGCTGCGGGCACTGTAACGCTTCAGATGTATCTGAACGGTGCAGCCCTTCCCTGCACGCTCCGTCAGATGACGGTTGCAGCAGACACTGAATACACGCTTACGACCCATGCCGCCGCTTTCCTGAGCGGCAGCTGCGCTATGATTAAGCCGGTTGTAAGCGTTGTGATCGGCGGCGTCGCAGGCACGGTAAACTGGATGTCCGAGAGCGTAAAGACCTAAAAATTGACTGAAAGGAGGCGGTATAAATGCCGATTAGCAGAAAACAGGCATCGTGTGATGCGAATAAAAAGCTTGGTCGTCCGGCACTCACCCCGAAAACTCGGGAGGATCAATTGATCGCGCTGGCGACAGATGTAGCGGAACAGAAGCTGCGAGACGGCACCGCCTCCTCTCAGTTGATTACGCACTATTTGCGCATTGCAGCCGAAAGAGAGCGAAATGCGATCGAGAACGAGATGCTCAAAAAGAAGAAGGAGCTCATGGACGCAAAGATTGAGAGCCTAAAGTCCGAGCGTCGGATTGAGGAGCTATATTTGGATGCCGTAGAGGCGATGCGCACGTATACCGGACATGGCGACGGCGAGGAGATAGAGGACGATGATCCGGAGCTATACTGAGCTATCACAAATCTCCGATTACGAGGCGCGGTATCGATATTTGAAGCTGCGCGGTCGGGTCGGAGATGAAACGTTTGGCTTTGACCGGATATTTAACCAGATGTTTTACCGGTCCGGCGAGTGGCAGCGGGTTCGGAGAGACATCATTGTTCGGGACCGCGGCTGCGATATGGGCGTTTCCGGCCATGAGATTGGCGGGCGGATTGTGATTCATCACATGAACCCGATTGACATAAACGACATACGGAACAGCACGGAATATTTGCTGAATCCGGAATATTTGATCTGCGTGAGCGAAAACACGCACAAGGCGATTCACTACGGTGACGAAAACCTGATTGACCACCCGCTGATAGAGCGGCGGCCAAATGACACTTGCCCTTGGAAGAGGGTCTGAAGGAGAGAATTCTATGGACGGTATCTTAGTGTCTATCAAGAAATTGCTTGGGATCGAAGAAGGATACACGCACTTTGATCCGGACATAATCATGCATATTAACACGTATATTGCGACGCTGACGCAGATTGGCGTTGGGCCCAAGGAGGGCTTTAAGGTTACGGGCACAGGCGAGACGTGGCAGGACTTTATGGGCGATGACCCGCGTCTCGAATCGGTGAAGACTTATATTTACCTGAAAGCACGGCTGGTGTTTGACTGTCCGGCAAGCTCCACGATCGTGGAGGCAATGAAGGCCTCCGCTGCGGAGATTGAGTGGCGGCTGAACGTGACGGCAGAGACCAAGGAGGAATGATGCGATGAGCGAACAAGAGTACCTTGCCCATCATGGCATAAAGGGCATGAAGTGGGGTGTTCGCCGAACCCCGGAGCAGCTGGGGCATCCACGTTCAAAAAAGAAGGCTAAGAGCATTTGGAAGAAAAGCGCAGAGACGCTGAGCAGCGCCAGGAAATCCCGGAAGCAAAAAAAGCTTGAGGCGAAGTTGGCCAAACAGCACAAGAAGGAACAAACAGGCTACGAAAAGTACTCCGACGAAGAGCTTAAGAAGATGACGGACCGGCTGAACCTGGAACGGAACTACAAAAACGTATATGCCGAAATGCATCCGGACAAGCTAAAGCGGGTAAAACGGGTTCTTGGCGATCTTGCGGAAAACGCCGTTCGCACGGTTGGCCAGAAGGCTATCAGTGCGGTTGTGGAGAAGGCGTTCTCCAAGAAAACTGGAGAAGCGTCCATCACTAAAACGGACTACGCGGATGTTTCCAAGGTGAGCGATAAGGATCTGACGGCGGCTCTTAAGAGGCTCCAGTCGGAGAATCTCTATAAGGACGCGGTGAAGAAAAAGAAAGGCGGGAGCTAACAATGCCCCTCTCTAACACAGCAACGCCGAGGTACTACGGACAGTTTCGGGACGCGGTACTGCGCGGAGAGATCCCAATTTGCAAAGAGATTGAGATGGAGATGCACCGGATTGACGAGCTGATTGCCGATCCCGGCGTTTACTATGATCCTGACGCGATTAACGGATTTGTGGCCTACTGCGAGAACGAGCTGACCTTAACGGACGGTGCGGACTTGAAGCTGTTGGACTCGTTTAAGCTATGGGCCGAGGAGATCTTCGGCTGGTATTACTTTGTGGAGCGGAAGGTATTCGTTCCCGGAAGAGACGGAGAAGGCGGGCACTATGTAAAGCGCCGGTTCAAGAAACGGCTGGTTAACAAGCAGTATCTGATTGTTGCACGCGGCGCGGCGAAATCAATGTACGCTTCGTGCCTGCAAAGCTTTTTCCTGAATGCCGATACGAGCACGACACACCAGATCACCACGGCACCGACAATGAAACAGGCAGAAGAGGTTCTTTCGCCCATGCGAACGTCTATCGTTCGGGCGAGGGGACCTCTTTTTAAGTTTCTGACGGATGGCTCGATCAACAATACGACTGGCTCCAAGGCCAAGCGTGCCAAGCTTCAGTCCACGAAGAAGGGCATCGAAAACTTCATGACCGGATCACTGCTTGAGGTGCGCCCGATGAGCATTAACAAGCTTCAGGGCCTGAACGTGAAGATGAGCACGGTGGACGAATGGCTGTCCGGAGACATCCGAGAGGATGTTGTGGGCTGCATAGAGCAGGGTGCAAGCAAGGTGGAGGATTACCTGATTGTGGCGATCAGCTCGGAGGGTACCGTGCGCAACGGAGCGGGAGACACCGTCAAAATGGAGCTGATGGACATCCTGAAGGGTGAATACGAGAACAAGCACGTATCGATTTGGTACTACAAATTGGATAGCGTGGACGAGGTATCCGACCCGAACAAATGGATGAAGGCGAACCCGAACATCGGGAAGACGGTAAGCTACGAGACCTATCAATTGGATGTGGAGCGCGCTGAAAAGGTGCCTGCTGTCCGAAACGATATTTTGGCCAAGCGCTTTGGGCTGCCGATGGAAGGCTTTACGTATTTCTTCACCTACGATGAAATTCAGCGTCATCACAAACGGGACTTTTGGGAGATGCCCTGTGCTGTTGGCGCGGACCTTTCGCAGGGTGATGATTTCTGCGCATTCACGTTCCTATTCCCGCTGGGCGATGAGAGATTCGGGGTTAAGACCCGGAATTACATCACCGAAAGGACCCTGAATAAGCTTCAGCTGGCGACACGTCTCAAATACAACGATTTTATGGACGAGGGAAGCCTGATGGTTATGGACGGAACCGTGCTTGACATGATGCAGGTATACGAGGACGTGGACAACTACATTGCGGAGTGTAAGTACGACGTGCGATGCATTGGCTACGACCCGTACAACGCCAAAGAGTTCATCGAGCGCTGGCAGACGGAGAATGGTCCGTTTGGCATAGAAAAGGTGATTCAGGGCGTAAAGACCGAATCGGTTCCGCTGGGCGAGCTCAAGAAGCTTGCGGAGCAGCGGCTATTGCTGTTTGACCAGCAGCTGATGGAGTTTGCGATGGGAAATTCCATTGTGCTGGAGGATACGAACGGAAACCGAAAGCTTTATAAGAAACGAAACGAGGAAAAGATTGACGCCGTGGCGGCCTTGATGGACGCGTATGTGGCGTACAAGCTAAACAGGGAGGCTTTTGACTAATGGGGGAATGGGTGCGATTTCCGGATGAATTATATCACCACGGCATCAAGGGCCAAAAGTGGGGGTAAAGGCATTTTCAGAATCTGGACGGAAGTCTTACCCCTGCCGGACGGGAACGGTACGGGCAGCTTCTCAAAAAGTACCAATCTAAGAAAGCAGGAGTATCGGCAAAAAGAAAAAGACTTAATTCTAAGCTTGACGAGCAGCTTGGGAAAAACCGGTTGAATGTAAAGAAAATCAGCAAGCTTTCTAAAAAGCTTTCTAAAAATGCCAAGAAGCAGGCGAAGATCGACAAACGTATTGCTGATCTCGACGCAAAGAATGGTATTAAGAAGAACCGTAAAACCACGACACAGACGCAGACTGGGTTTACTAAGGAGCAGCGTGCTCGGATCGAAAAGACTTACTCCCGTAAGAGGGCTGCTCTGATGGCAAAAATTGCCCTTCTTCCGAAAGGGACATTAGACTCCGTATATAAGATTAAGCTTGCCCGGCTTGAGCGAAGCTATCGGAGATATTTAAGGAGTAGCAGATGACGTACAACGAATTATACCACCACGGCATCAAGGGCATGAAATGGGGCGTTCGGCGCTACGTTAATTCGGACGGCAGTTTGACGCCGGAAGGCCGTGCGCATTATCAGAAAAAACTCGATAAGTATACGAAAAAGAAAGAAGTAATTGGCCGACGCAAGGAGCGGGATATTGTCGAGCGCGACAGGCAAATGGGTAGGCGGTTCTTCGTTGGTCGGGGCGCCCGAAACGCGAGGAAACTTTCACGGAAAATATATAAGCGGACTATGGCGATTAAGCGTATCGACAAAGTAATTGCTAAAATTGGCAATCGTCTTGTTTAAGAGCTATAAGAAAAATTGGTGAAAGGAGTGCCTATTCCGTATTCATCAGCGCTATATCACCTTATATCGCAAGAAGAAATCCTAAAGGAGCTTCCAAATGACAATTAAAGATCGTTTTAAGCATGCATGGAATGCTTTCAGGAACCGAGACCCCACCGTGTATACCTATCAGGATGTGGGCCTCGGTTCTTCGTATCAGCCAGGAAGAGCGTCGTTCTCCGGCGGCAACGAGCGAAGTATCGTGACCGCCATTTACAATCGTATAGCCGTGGATGTGGCCGCTATCGATTTCAAGCACGTGAAGCTTGACGGTAGCGGCCGTTTTGTATCTGAGATTCAGGACCCGCTGAATGAGTGCCTGACGCTTCAGGCCAACATCGACCAGACGGCCAGAGCATTCAAGCAGGACGTTGTGATCTCAATGCTGGACGAGGGGGTTGTGGCGGCGATGCCGACCATAACGAACCAATCTCCTATGGCTGGCGGCGAGGGCTGGAAGATCTACGAGATGCGCACGGCCAAGATTGTTCAGTGGTATCCGCGGCATGTGCGGCTGCGGCTATACAACGATTTGAAGGGCAAGCAGGAAGAGATCGTCATGCCCAAAGAGGCTGTGGCGATTATCGAAAACCCGTTTTATGCGGTGATGAACGAGCCGAACTCAACCATGCAGAGGTTGGTGCGGAAGCTGAACCTGCTTGACCTGCTGGACGAGCAGCTTGGATCCGGAAAGCTGGACCTGATTATCCAGCTTCCCTATGTCATCAAGACTGACCTTCGCCGAAAGCAGGCGGAGGATAGGCGCAAGGACATTGAGAACCAGCTGAGCGGCAGCAAGTATGGCATTGCCTACACGGACGGCACCGAGAAGATCACCCAGCTCAATCGGCCTGTTGATAACAACCTGATGAATCAGATTGAATACCTGACGAGTATGCTATACGGCCAGTTAGGTTTCAGTAAGACGCTTCTGGATGGATCGGCAGACGAAAAAACGATGCTGAACTATGACACACGCATCATTGAGCCGGTGGTCTCCGCGATTGTTGACGCCATGAAGGTGAAATTCCTGAGTCGCACAGCGCGCACGCAGGGTCAGACGATTATGGCTTTCCGCAATCCGTTCCGGCTGGTGCCGGTATCGCAGATTGCGGAGATTGCGGACAAGTTTACCCGCAACGAGATCATGACGGCGAACGAGATTCGCCAGGTGGTCGGCTTACCGCCGTCTGACGACCCGAACGCCGACGTCCTGAAAAACAAGAACATATCTCATCCAGAGGATGAGGAAGACCCGATCGTCTATCCGACCGGAGAAGATGAAGGAGAGATTCAAAATGAGTAAATCTTATGACTTTGCCGGCTGGGTTACGCGGGCCAATCTGCGCTGCACGGACGGCAGAATCATCATGAACGATGCCTTTAAGGGCTGCGATGGCAAGCGGGTGCCGCTGGTCTGGGCGCATCAGCACAACAGTGTTGAGGACGTGCTGGGCCACATGGACCTGGAGAATCGCGGAGAAGGCGTATACGGCTACGGTTACTTTAACGAGACCGATAGCGGCCAGAACGCCAAGGAGCTGGTGCGCAACGGCGATGTGACGGCGATGTCTATTTACGCAAACCAGCTCAAACAGGAGGGTTCTTCTGTGCGGCATGGCGTGATCCGAGAGGTATCGCTTGTGCTGGCCGGGGCAAACCCAGGCGCGTTTATCGACAGCGTGATGATGCACGCAGACGGCACTACCTATACCTCGGAGGACGAGGCGCAGATCTATACAGGCAAAGTAATGGAGGTAATTGACATGGCGAACAAGCTCGAACACGCAGACCAGGCGGAAGAGAAGCAGGAAACCCCCGCCGCCGAGAATCCAGAAGAAGGCAACGAAACGATCGGCGAGATCTTTAATACCCTGAGCGACAAGCAGAAGAAGGCCGTTTATGCCATTGTTGGCAGCATCATGGATGATGAAGACGGCGACGACGAAGAAGACGACTCTGAGGAGGATGATGCTGATATGAAGCACAATGTATTCGACACCGAAACCAACCCCATGGACGTGATCTCCCATGACGAAATGACCGCCGTAATTACCGATGCGCGCAGCCGCGGCAGCATGAAGGACGCTGCTCTGGCTCATGGTATCACCAACATCGGCAACCTGTTCCCCGAAGCGCAGACGATCGAAAAGACGCCTGAGTTTTACAAGCGCGATACTGACTGGGTATCCGTGGTGATGAACGGTGTGCACCGCAGCCCCTTCAGCCGCGTAAAGAGCACCTATGCGGACATTACCGCCGACGACGCCCGTGCCCGTGGTTATGTTAAGGGCAATCAGAAGGTGGAGGAAACCATCGCGGCGCTGAAGCGCGTGACCACCCCCACCACGATCTACAAGCTCCAGAAGCTGGACCGCGACGACGTGATTGACATCACGGACTTTGACGTGGTGGCCTGGATCAAGGGCGAAATGCGCATGATGCTGGATGAGGAAATTGCCCGCGCTATTCTGGTGGGCGATGGCCGCAGCGCTTCCAGCAATGACAAGATTAACGAGCAGAACATCCGTCCCATCTGGAAGGACGACGAGGCCTACACCATCCATCACATCGCGAAGCTGGCCAAGGATGCGACCCAGGATGACGTGGCGATTGCCTTTATCCGCGATTCCGTGAAGAGCCGCAAGGATTATAAGGGCGGCGGCAATCCCATCCTGTTCACCACTGAGGATCACCTGACCAACATGCTGCTGCTGGAGGATCGCGTAGGCCGCCGACTGTACGATACGGTTGAGAAGCTGGCCACCGCTATGCGCGTAAGCCGCATCATCACCGTGCCTGTGATGGAGGGCCTGACCCGCACGACCACCTCTGCCGATGTCGGCGTAACCACCGGCACCACTGTACAGCTGGCTGGCATCATCGTGAACCTGGGCGACTACAACGTTGGCGCGGATCGCGGCGGCGAGGTCAATCTGTTTGATGACTTTGATATCAATTACAATAAACAAGAGTATTTGATTGAAACCCGCTGCTCCGGCGCTATGATCCGTCCCAAGGGCGCAATTGCTCTGGAATACTATATGGCGACCGCCTAATAGTAAAGTGAGGTCAAAATGGCAAAGTTTTATGGAAAAGTAGGCTACATCGAAACCGCTGAAACACCGCCAGGATCGGAAATTTGGGAAGAAGTGAAGACCGAGCGGTGCTACTACGGGGATGTGCTGCGCAACACCAAGCGCTGGGAGCGCGGGGAAGGCCTGAATGACGATCTGGATGTATCCAACAAGATCAGCATTGTTGCGGACCCCTACGCTTACCAGCATTTCTTTGCCATCCGATATGTGGAATGGATGGGGTCTCTCTGGAAAGTGACGTCGGTCGAGGTGGAGAGGCCCCGTCTGATCCTGTCGATTGGGGGCGTATACAATGGATGACAAGCGATTGGAGCTGGGCGCGCTGCTGAAACGGACGCTGGGCTCGGACAACGTATACTTCCAGCCCCCGGCGACGTTAAAGATGAAGTACCCATGCATCCGGTACGAGCGCAGTGATATGGCCATCTTTCATGCGAACAACGGGGTATACCGGGTGCTTCCCCGGTATCAGCTGACGGTGATCTACAAGGACCCGGACAGCGACCTGCCGATGAAGGTGGCGCAGCTTCCCCGCTGCGCGTTCGACCGGCATTACACCGCCGACAACCTGAACCATGACATCTTTACGATCTATTGGGATTCAGACGCGCCGGCGTGAAAGGAGAAATTCATATGCTTGACATGAATCTGCAGAGACTTGTCCACCAGGACCCTACCTCTATCCCTAACGGTTTGCCGGACAAGCCCGGCCCCAAGCTGGTAAGCGCAAAAGGCAAGGTAGAGCGCCTTGTGGTGGTGCTGGAGGATGACGAGGATCTTAAAGCTGCGACACAGCGTGTGCTGGAGGACGGGAACGTGCCTGCCTTGAGGCTCACCAGCGGACTGATGACTTGGAGCTGGCACGGCTATATCGGCTTTGCTCCTAAATCGGCCACTGCGCTTGGCGTCTATATTGGGACGTTCGACGAGCAAGGGGTACTTACAATCACCGAATACACCGCGACGATCGCGGCGACATCCAAGTAAACAAAAAGAAAAGGAGATAAAACAACATGGCTAAACTTGAATGGGACAAGACTGGCGAGCGCCAGTATGAAGTAGGCGTGGATCATGGCGTAATTTACCCCTACGATTCCGACTCTTCCGCTTATGCGGCTGGCGAGGCCTGGAATGGCCTTATCAGCGTATCCGAGAGTCCCGAGGGCGCGGACCTGACGGACTTCTGGGCGGATAACATCAAGTATGCCTCGATGCGCGCGGCTGAAAACTACAAGTCCACCATCGAGTGCTACACCTATCCCGATGGCTTTAAGGCCTGTAACGGCGAAGCGAGCCTGGGCGCTGGTGTGACCATCGGCCAGCAGGCGCGTAAGAGCTTCTGCTTCAGCTATCGCACCAAGATCGGCAACGACACGGACGGCTCCGACCACGGCTACAAGATTCACCTGGTGTATGGCTGTACGGCCGCGCCTTCCGAGCGCCAGTACGGCACCGTAAACGACAGCCCGGATGCGATCACCTTCTCCTACGAGATCGACGCGACCCCTGTGAACGTAACGGGCCACAAGCCCACCGCGCTGCTGACCATTGACAGCACCAAGACGAAGCCGGCCGCGCTGGCAGAGATCGAGAAGAAGCTGTATGGCGACACGAACGCCGAGCCCACCATGCTGACCCCCGACGAGATCGCTGCGATCCTGGCCCAGAACAACGCCTAAGCACCCGCTCCGCCCCCACGGATAGTCCCGTGGGGGCTTTATTTATTTTTATTGGAGGGATTTTATGTATAAATACACCGCTACCTATACCGACTATGACGGCGTTGAGCGCACGGAGGACTTTCTGTTCAACCTGAGCGAAGCAGAAATCGTTGAAATGGAGTACGGCGTGACCGGAGGCATGCAGCGGATGCTGGAGCAGATCGTGGCCGCCAAGGACACCAAGCGCATCATGGATGTATTCAAGGATCTGATTAAGCGTGCCTATGGCGTAAAGAGCCCGGATGGCCGCCGCTTTGAGAAGGACGAAAAGCTGAGCAAGGCTTTCACTGAAACCCCCGTATACAGCGACATGTTCATGAAGTTCGCGCGCGACGCGGACGCTGCCGCTGAGTTTGTAAACAAGATCATTCCGCAGTCCGTTGCGGCCGAGGTAGCCAAGCAGGGCTAATTGAGAGGACGATGAGAGATGCTCCAGATTGATGTGCCAGGCGGAGAGTTTTTTAATAACGAGACGCAGGAATTCGTCTATACAAAGGCCCAGAGGCTTCAACTGGAGCATTCCCTCGTATCTATTTCCAAGTGGGAGGCCAGGTGGAAGAAGCCTTTCTTTGGGAAGCAGAGCAAGACTGATCTCGAAAATTTGGACTACGTGCGCTGCATGACGATTACACAGAACGTGGATCCTTTGGTATATTTGAATCTTTCAGCCGAGAACCTGCAGCAGATTCACGATTATATTGCCGACGATATGACGGCGACGACCTTCCCCAACGACCACTCCAGGCCGAGCCGGGAGGTCGTGACATCGGAGCTGATCTACTACTGGATGGTGGCCTTTAACATTCCCTGGGAGTGTGAGAAGTGGCACATCAACCGGCTGATTACGCTGATTCGCATTTGCGGCATCAAGAACGGGCCGCAAAAGAAAATGAGCCGCAATGAGATTATTGCCCGCAACGCGGAGCTAAACGCTGCACGCTGCAAGGCATTACGCACGAAAGGATAAGGAGGCACTGGGCGTATGATACGCTTTCGTCACAAGGGCAATTTTGCCAGGACTGAGCGATTTTTTCATCGGGCCCGTCGGGCCTCTTTTTTTTCGTCTTTGGAAGAGCTGGCTCAGGCCGGAGTGGACGCGCTATCCCGCGCAACGCCGGTGGACAGCGGGCTGACGGCTCAGAGCTGGGATTACGAGATCTGCAATGAGCAGGGCAAGGTATCGATTTTTTGGAAGAACAGCAATCAGAACCAGGGCGTGCCCATTGCGGTGATTATACAGTACGGACATGGAACCGGCAACGGCGGATATGTGGAGGGCGTGGACTACATCAATCCCGCGCTCAAGCCTATATTTGAGCAGATTGCCGGCAAGGTTTGGAAGGAGGTGACGAGGGCATGAGCAAATCGATTGACGAACGGGTTGTTGAGATGCAATTCGACAACCAGCAGTTTGAGAAGGGGATCAACACCTCGGTGAAATCGCTGGACAAGCTGAAAAAGAGCTTGCAGCTGGACGACGCTGGGCGGAGCTTTGAAAAGCTGGAGCGCTCTGCCAAAAATGTGCGCCTGGATGGGCTTGCTGCCAGCGTCGATGCGATCAGCAGCAAGTTCACGCTGATGGGGCGAATGAGCATTGCCTGGATGGACAACATTGCCAACGCTGCCGTCAATGCAGGCAAGCGCATTGTGAACGCGCTGACGGTGGATCCGGTGCGGTCGGGCTTTAACGAGTACGAGCTCAAAATGGACTCGGTAAAGACGATCATAAATGCCACCGGGGAGAGCGTTGAGACGGTATCGAAATATCTGGAAGAGTTGAATAAATACGCGGACGATACGATTTACAGCTTTTCGGATATGACTGCCAATATCGGTAAATTTACGAATAACGGCGTAAAGCTCAGCGATGCTACGATGGCTATCAAGGGCGTGGCAAACGCTGCCGCGTATGCTGGTGCGAGCTCGCAGCAAGCGTCGGCGGCCATGTACAACTTTTCGCAGTCCCTTTCCTCCTTCCTGAACACCCGCGACTGGTATTCGATTGAAAATGCCAATATGGCCACGACGCAGATGAAGCAGGCGTTCATCGATACGGCAGTAGAGCTTGGAACTCTACAAAAGACGGCTGAGGGCTTCTATAAAACCATCGACGGCAAGCACGAGGTGACAGTAGCTAACTTCCGCGATACGCTTCAGTATCAGTGGGGCACACGTGATGTTATCATCAAGACGCTGAGCAAGTACAGCGACACCACGACGGAGCTGGGCCAGAAGGCCATGGAGGCAGCCATGCAGGTGCGCACGCTGTCCAAGATGTGGGACGCGCTGAAGGAGGCCGCGCAGTCCGGCTGGGGGCAGACGTGGGAAATCGTATTTGGTAACATTGACGAGGCCACGAAGCTCTTTACCGGCATGAGCAATGCCATCAGCGAGGTGCTGGAAAAGCAGACCAAAACCCGCAACGAGGTGCTGCAAACCTGGAAGGACCTGGGTGGGCGCGACAGCATCATTAACGCGGTGGCGAATTCCTTCAACTCCCTGCGGGCGGTGCTGGGGGAAGTAAAGCAGGCCTTCTTCAACATTGAGCCCAAGAGCATGGGCGAGAAGCTTGCGGCGCTATCCAAAAAGATCGAGACCGTATCGCAGAATCTTTTGACCTGGCTGTGGAGCGAGAACAAGTATGATAACGACTGGCCGATCTTAGCGGGCATTCGACGGAGCATTGGCGGCATCAAATCGGTCTTCGGGATCGTGCTGGACCTGTTTAAGGCACTTGGAGGCGGGTTCGCGAAGCTATTTCCCAAGCTGATTCCCTCGTTCGACAGCCTTGTTGCGTCCGGCGCAAAGGTAGGCGACTGGCTGAAGAATTTGCGCAAATCCATCCAGGATGGCAAATACTTTGAAAACTTTACGCAGTCGCTGGTGGACATGGTGAAACCACTGGTGGACTACATGCCTACGCTTTGGGATCACGTCAAGACGCTGTTCAGCGGTCTTGGCGGCGTGCTGGAAAAGTACAAGGTGAAGGAAAAGCTGAAGGGCGCGTTCACCGCGATTACGAATTTCCTGCCCAAGGCTGGAGAGGCGATTTGGCGGTTTGGCAAGAACGCCGTGGAGACGGTGCGCAACAGCGACGCCTTTCAGAAGATCGTTGGCGTGTTCCAGAAGATTGGTGCGGGGATTGCGGACGGCTTTGGCAAGTTTGTGGACAGCTTGGAGTCCTTCGACCCGAACGACGTAGGAACGTGGCTAAAAAACACGTTTACGTCCGTAAAGGATTCCGTTGTGAAGGGCCTTACAAACGCGTTTGATTTCCTTTTTGGCGGCGGCGCATGGGAAAAGCTGAAGAACAGCAAGGCTGCTGCGTGGATTACCGACGCAATCCATACGATTGGTGACGCGCTGTCGAAGGCATTCAATTGGCTTAAGACAACGCTTGCTGGCATTGACCTTTCCGGGATTAAGGCGTGGTTCTCCGATACGTTTGGCGGAATTAGCGACAGTCTGGACGAGAAGGGAAAGGCGCTGAAGAAGACCGGTCAAAATGTCGGGGATTGGATCAAGAACTTCGTAAGTAAAATTAGTCCGACGAGAATTATTCTATTTGGCACGGCGCTTCTATCTCTATTCGGCGTATTAAAGCTGGTTTTGTCGATCGCGTCTTTAATCAGTGGTGCGGGAAAGCTCGTAAAGAAGCTTGCTGGTCTTAATTTCAAGAGCATTGTGAAGAAGATGCTCGGGAAGAAAGACGACGGAGAGTCGTTCTCTGACAAATGCAAAGGCTTTGCGCTCGCTATCGGCGTGTTAGCCGGGGCGATTTATGTAATTTCAAAGCTTCCTGTGACGGATGCATGGCGAGCCGTGGCGATTCTGTCCACGTTGATGGTAGGCATGTACGCGGTCACGTTTGCTATGGATAAGCTGACAAATGCGAACCTCGGGGCAACAATTCTGAAGTTCTCGGGCGGCATCGCGCTGTTGGCCTACGCGATTAAGATGCTGGCTGGCATCGAAGACCAGGATAAGGCCGAACAGGCAATCCAGAAGCTTCTGAAATTTGTCGGTATCGTAGAAGGCATGGGACTGCTGTCCGGCGGGATTCGGAAGCTGCTTGGCATTACCGGAGGTTTATCCGTGGATATCCTGAGCCTTGGCGGCGGTCTTCTGGCTATGGTGTTTGCTATTAAGGCGTTCTCGGCGATGAAGATGGAAACGATCACCTCGGCACTGCCCAAGATGATGCTGGTGATCGGCGCACTCGGATTGATGATGGACATCCTGACGGCGGTTGGGCAGCACATGTTAGGGCTCGACCCGGCCAAGGGCACGATGAAAATCAAGGGCCTTGTATCAATGGCCGTGGCGCTCACGATTCTGATGATTCCGCTGAAGGTCATTGCTGGAATGACGTCTAAGGAATTTCAGCAGGGCATGGAGGGGCTGCTGGGTCTGATGACCTTTATGGCAATTCTGGCAGGTATAGCCGGATGGGCTGAGTTCAAGTTCAGCAACGGGGCCGGCTTTTTGGCGCTGTCCGCGGCAATCCTCCTGTTGGTTCCGGCGATGCTGGCTCTGGCACTGATTCCTCCAGGGCCTCTGGCCAGCGCGAGTCTTGGCATGGCAGCTATTACAGCCGCGATGAGTGTGCTTGCGAAAACCGCAAAAAAGATGAAGAAGCTGGGCTTCAAGGGCATCATCAGCATGCTGGCCGTGGCTGTATCGGCCGCTGGCATGATGTGGGTGTTTGCGGAGTCTTTGTCCAAGGTTGGCGATATGGACTGGAAGACCATCGCGGCCTTCTCAGTAGGATTATCGGTGGCTATTCTGGCGATATCACGGGCGGTGTCGATTATCGGTAATCTGGACATTGGAAAGATTCTAAAGGGATGCCTTGGTCTGGTGGCGGTTGCTGCCGCGCTCGGTCTCGGGATGGATATTCTGCTTGGCCTCAGCGGCGGCGCGATTGTTAGCTTTACCCGAGACCTATTGCAGATTGGCAGCAATCTTGGAGCCTTTGCCGATCGTGTGAAGGATGTGGATCCGGAGCAATTTAAGGCTGTAGGCGAAGCGCTGACGATTCTGGGAACGGTATGCGCTGCTAATTTCCTTGCTTCTTTCACGAGCGATGGAGCTGTGAAAATCAGCCGGGCAGGATTGCAGATCGCAAGCAATCTGAACAGCTTCTGCCGGCGCTTGACGGATTTCGACAAGCAAAAGGTAAGCGACGCTGGCGATGCCATGCGCGATCTTTCGGGTAAGCTGAGCGGCGTAACGGACAATTCGGATGCAGTGAAGGGCTTTGCAACAAGCCTTACGGACATCGGATCGGGCTTCCAGAACTTCATGTCCTCGATCGCCGGGTACGGCATTGTGGGCGCGGTGAAGATTCAAAATGCCAAGAAAACGATGAACAGCATTCGTGATATGGCCGTATCCATGCAGGAAACGACGGGTATTGCCGAAACGATTACGGATGTATCGGTTGCTACGACGAATCTCGGCGCTGCCATCGGTCTATATAACGAGATGGCCGGCGGCATTTCCGGCGCTGGAGCGAATGCAAAACCGGAGGATGTAGGCAAAGGCCTGGCATCCATGATAAATAGCCTGGTGGAAGAGCTTCCAGACGACACGGCCATGAAGCAGATTTCCAGCTACGCCGAAGGGGCCTCTGGCAGCGGTAATCTGACGCAATTCTCTTTAGGGCTCAAGGCCATTGCGACGGCGATGGGCGATTACGGAAACGAATGTGAAAATCTACAGACTGATAAGGTGGAGCTTGGAAACCAGGTGTTGGACAAGCTATCTGAGGTGCCTAAAAAGCTGGGCACAGAGGGTGGGCTTCTTGAATTCTTTACGGGAAAGCAGACCTCACTTGCCGAATTTGCGAACGGTATCACCTCCATTGGCACGGGTCTCAAGGGCTTTGCAGACGGTACAAAGGAACTCACAGGCGATGCTGTGACAAATTCCGGAGCGGCCATTGACATGCTGGTGAATATGCAGAACAAGCTGAACGGTGACGCGAGCTTCTGGAATTTGTTCAAAAGCAAGGACTCACTCGGAGACTTCTCTGACAGCTTCCCGACGCTTGCGGACGGCCTGGCGGAATTCTATCTGAAGACCTGGTTTATTAAATCCTCTAAGATGGAAGGCGCTACGACGCTGATTGGAAGTCTAATTGATTTGGCAAATCGGATACAGACTGAAAGAACCTCTGCGGCTGCTAATTCGCTTGGTGGTGGTGGAAGATGGTTCTCCGGCCTCCAGGACCTTAGCTCCTTCTCCACACAGTTTGTAACGCTTGGCGATAACCTGCAGCATTTGGCTACGGCCACGGCCGATGTGGATCCTGAAAAGCTAACGCCGCTGATCGGAATCGCGACGAAGCTATCAGAGCTCGAACACGGCTTGGCAAACATCAAAGGCAAAAAGGGCCTTGGCGATTTCGGCGGACGCATCGAATCCCTGGGCAAGAACCTGAAGCAATTCTACCAGACGGTGAATGAGGTTGGCCCGGACGAAGAAGGGTTCAGCATTGATCCGACGTCTCTGAACCAGGTATACTCCATCCTGGAGCGGTTCATTGAGATTCAGGGCAAGCTTAATAAGCTTTCGGGAGGCGATAAAACGCTATCCTTCAGTTCTGTGCTCCAGCAGACTGGCGACTACATCAATTCCTTTGCCGGGGACGGAAAGCTGGGCACGGGTTATGTGGAGCAGTTCGAAAACGCGGCGGCTGGTATCTCTCATATTGCGTCGGCGTTTGACAAGTGGCGGACGGCCGGTGCGCGCCTGGTGAGCGAGCTTCTCAGCGGCATTGAGGCGAAAATTCGAGATGGCTATACGGCGCTTAGCACTTCCGTGCATGCGATGGTGGCCAATATTCTAAGCGCCTTGAATTCCTATCAGGGGGCGTTCGTAAGCTCCGGCCGCAACTTTACCTACGGCGTGGCACGTGGCATTGGCGACAGCGGCGCGGTGCAATCAGCGGTCAGCGCAGCGGTTAGCGTGGCGAGAAAAGCGCTTTCGGCGCTGAACAGCGCGCTGGATGAGCATAGCCCGTCAAAGGAGACGACGAAATCCGGCCAGTTCTTCACGGAGGGCTTTGTACAGGGCATTTCCAAGACTGCGGATGACGCTGCTGACGCGGCGGCAAGCGTAGCAGAGGAGATCATCGAGGGCTTTAACGGCACGCTTGGCATTCACTCCGAATCCACCGTTGCTTATCAGAGCGCACAATGGTGGAACCGGGGCTTTAGGCACGCGATGAAGGACGAGCGCATGAAGACCGTGGACGAGGCCAAGAAAACCTCGGACGAGATTGCCAAGGTGTCCGATCCTGAGCGCAACGGGCTGGTAAAGGCCTTCGAAAAGGGCGCGAAGACGATCGGCAAGGTAATCGAGGATGTCACCAAGAAGACGGGGACGACCTTCAAGGATTGGAATCTTGATACGGTCACGGACATGTTCGGCAAGTATGAAGAATTAGGGTCGAACGGGCTGGAGGACTATCTGAACCGTGTTGGCGCAAGCGCTGAGGAAAAGAAGTTTGCCGAGTATCTTCGCATTTATGGAAAAGCTGCGCTTGAAAAACTGGGACTTGGCGGGCTGCTCGGAAAGGGCGATACGTCCAAGATCGATGACGCGATCAAGAACAGCGGTTCTGGCGTATCCAAGGTTGCGGTGGACATGGCGAAGATTACATCGATATTTGACGCGATTGCCAAGATTGGATCAAGCGTTGATCTGCTTGGCAGCAGAGTATCGAGCATGCAGATCGTAATGGACAGCGGAGAATTGGTAGGCTCTATCGAAAACAAAATTGATTCCAGGCTGGGCACGCTGACGGCCCTGCGCGGACGGGGGGTATAAGGATGTATCACAGTGTAACCTTTGGCGATAAGAACACGTGGGACGACTGGCATCTGATCCCAACCTCGCGGCCGCTGTTTGCTCCGCCCGAGCCTCGGAGCCGGTACGTGGAGATACCCGGTACGGATGGTAACTTGAACTTAAGTGAAATCCTTACCGGGTATCCGGTTTTTAACAACCGCGAGGGCTCGATGGAATTCGCCGTCGCCAACGACTATTGGGACTGGACGGTGGCGTATTCCACTATCATGAACTATCTGCACGGAAAGGCGCTCAAAGCAATTCTGGAGGACGATCCGGGCTTTTACTACGAAGGACGTTTCTGGGTGGATGAGTGGAAGAGCGACAAGTATTATTCCACCATCACGATCAACTACAATGTGTATCCATTCAAAATGGACCTGCTGTCCACCCTGGACCCCTGGCTGTGGGATCCGTTCAACTTTGAAACGGGCATCATTCAGGAAACCAAGGACATGCTGGTGAACGGAACGCGGACGGCAACCATTTACGCAAGCGGAGTACGGTCTCTGCCTGAAATTACGGCGGACAGCGAGATGACGGTGAAGTTCCGCGATCGCGATTATACGCTTCCGGCGGGCAGGACGACAAGGCTGCCGCAGCACTATCTGGAGGGCGAGAACACGTTTGTCTTTACGGGAAACGGAAAGGTGAGCATTAACTACCGGGGAGGGATGCTGTAATGTTTTCGGTCTGGCTGGACGGAAAGCTGCTGTATTCCAGCGCGGTGAACGATCCGTATTATGCGATAGGAACACCGATCCTGACGCTCGAAGCGGGCAAGGCGGGCTCCCTTTCCTTTACGATGTACCCAAACCATCCGGAGTACGACTCCCTGCGGCGAATGCTTGGCAGAGTGATCGTATACGAGAATGATACGGAGCTGTTTCGCGGGCGGATTCTGCGGATGGAAACGAATCTTTACAAGGAACGAAAGGTGACGTGCGAGGGTGATCTGGCCTACCTGATGGACAGCATTTCCGATCCTGGGGAGTACACGGAGAGCATCTCGGCGCACTTTTCGCGCCTTGTGGACATGCATAACAGCCAGGTGGAGAGCGACAAGCAATTCGCCGTGGGCATTGTGAACGTGGATAAGGCCACGGAAAGCCAGACCTTCAAGACGGACTCCTACCGCACGACAAGCGCCGCCATGAGCGACGATCTGACAGGGGTGTTTGGCGGATATATCCGGACGCGCAGAAGCGGCGGAACGGTGTATCTGGATTACATCGGCGACTACGGCAAGGCGGTCAATCAGAACATTGAATTCGGCGTGAACATGATCGACGTTTCGGAGTCGGTGTCGTCAGACGACATCTTCACGGTGCTGCTGCCCACCGGCTCCGAGGGCGTGACGATGGAGGGGATCACGGGGTCAAAATACGTGAAGATCCCAAACGCCGTCGAGCGCTACGGCACGGTGGTGCGCGCGGTTTCTTTCAGCGACATCAAGGAAGCCGGGGCGGAACTGATGCAGGCCGCCTACGACTACATTGAGAAAAACTACAAGGAAATGCCGCCAACCCTGACGCTTACGGCCATTGACCTGAAGCGCCTGGACTTTGCGCTGGACGGCTTTGAGCTGGGCACGCGCATTGGCATATTATCCGAGCCTCACGGAATCAACGGCTCTCCAGTGTGTTCCAAGATTTCCTATAACCTGGAATACCCGGAAAAGAACATTTACCTGTTCTCAGAGATTGAGAACATCGGGGGCTCCAACCGTTCTCAGACGGTGGCAACGGGCAGCACCAAGGCCAGCGGCGGCGGAGGCGGTGACGGCGGCCTGAGCAAGTGGATCAAGGCGACGGATGACATGCTCAAGCTTACCCATGACAAGATGATTGTGCTGCAGGTGCAAAACAGCAAGCTGACCATCGATGCAGAGGGAATGCACCACGAGGTGTCCGACATGAAGGGCAACATCTCGAAGCTGGAAAACACAACGGAAGGTCTTACCTCGACGGTGCAGAACAACACAGGCGACATCTCGACGCTGACCAACACGGCGCTGGGGCTGACCAGCCGCGTGGAGAGCGCGGAGGGTAATATCGCCACCCTACAGAACACGGCAATCGGCCTGACGCACACGGTGGAGGGGCATGACGGGCGGATTGCGACTCTGAAGAACACGGTTGATGGCTTTAGCTCTACCTATGTAACCAAGAGCGGCCTGGTGCAGGAGATCAATAACAACGAGGGGGGTATCCTGATTAAGTCCAGCAAGATCAACCTGAGCGGGTATGTGACGGCGAATCAGCTGGACGCAAAGCTTGCGGATGTAACATGGCTAAGTGGCAAAGTTGTAAGTGTCAGCAGTATCTCTGCGTCTGCCGGTCATTTCGACAATCTCTATTGTGGTGGTAACAACGTTGTTACTATGGGTGACCTTGACTACATTATTGAACGCAAAGGCCTTGCCACACAATCATGGGTGACTTCTAACTTCGAGCCAAAAACATAGTGAGGTCAAAATGGACGTTGAAACGAAGATTCGCATGTGCATCAGCACCCTGAACACCGTGGCGGTGGCTGGAAAAGAGAATCTGGACAGGCTGCTGGGCGTGATCCTTATGCTGGAGCAGGCGCTTGGCGACATCCAGACGGAGGGAAACAATGGTAAAAACGATTATTCGCAGGAATAACGGCGAAAGCGAGGAGCTGCGCTGCCAATACGCCGCGCAGACGGGCACGACTCGGTTTGCGATGGGCTACCAGAGCGCGCTGAGCTTTGCAGAGGTGGTGGCGCAGCTATCGGACGTGCTGGAGTTTGAATGCTGGGATGACCTGGCGGAGAGATACGCCCGCGTTCCCGGTCCATGGAGGCTGTCAAGCCTGGACCAGGGCAGCATTTACAGCGCGATATTTGTAAAGGAGGGATGATATGGCCGAAATCAAGGATTATTTGGCTGAGATCATCACGGCGGTATACGGAAGGGACGTGCGCCAGGCCATTCACGATGCGATCAACCAGTGCTATGTGGACGGCAAGGCGGATACGCGGGTTCAGAAGGCCGAGATTAACGATGAAGGCAAGCTGATCCTGACCCGCTACGACGGCGTCGTCATTGACTGCGGCGTGGCCCGCGGCCCGCAGGGCATTCAGGGTATCCAAGGCATTCAGGGCGAGACGGGCCCTCAGGGCGAACAGGGACTTCAAGGCATCCAAGGCATTCAGGGTGAAACGGGACCGCAGGGTGCGACGGGCCCCCAAGGTCCAGCAGGCCCAGCGCCGACGGTAACGGCATCCCGCGCAGGCAAGGTAACGACGGTCACAATTGGTGATAAGAGCTTTACCGTCAATGACGGAGCGGACGGCAGCGGTGCTGGCGACATGCTGAAGGCGACCTACGACAAAGACGGAAACGGCATTGTGGATAACGCTGAAAAGCTGGAAGGACATGCCGCATCCTACTTTGCGCAGGCTGCTCACACGCACACGATGGGAGACGTAGCTGATCTTCAGGAAGCGCTTGACGAAAAGGCCTCGTATAAATTCAGCTACGATGCGACGACCAAGACGCTGACCATTACCGACTAAGGGCAGGAGGGGCTATGTTTTATACAACAGCAGATTATCCTGCCGACTGGCCGGATGCGAGAATCTATATTTTATCAGACCTGCACATCGGCGACGCGCAATCAGACCCGGCCCAGGTACAAGAGCGCATCGACCGGATTGCAAGCGATCCGCACGGGCTGTGTGTGCTCAATGGAGATCTGCTAAACACCGCGACCCGCAACAGCATCAGCGATATTTACAGCGAGGTGCTGCCGCCCATGGAGCAGATCAGGCTGGCGGTTGGGCTGCTGAGACCCATAGCAAAGAAGATCATCGCTGCGGATACCGGCAACCATGAGCAGCGGGTATACAAGGCGGACGGTGTGGACATGATGCGCCTTGTGTGCCGGGAGCTGGGTGTGGAAAAGCGTTACAGTCCGGAAGGCGTATTATGCTTCCTGCGCTTTGGGCAGAAAACCCCGCACGAGCACGGGGGCGGCAAGCGCTGCGGAAAGCTGATGTATGTGATCTATGCAACGCATGGCACTGGAGGCGGACGGAAGGAGGGCGCAAAGGCCATCCGATTGGCTGACATGGCCAACATTGTGGATGCGGACATTTACATCCACAGCCACACGCACCTGCCCATGAGCCTGCGTCAGGCATACCACCGTGTGGACACCCGCAATCAGGTGGTAATGAAGGTTGACAAGCTGTTTGTGAACGACGCAGCGTCGCTCAAGTACGGCGGCTACGGTCAGGCTGGCGAATTCAAGCCGTCATCGATGTGCAGCCCGGTGATTCATCTGGGCGGCGTAAACAAAACCATGAACGTAATGATGTAAGGATGGTCAGTTGGCGCTCATGTCATCCAATGTATCAAAAAACTAACGTCTGAATCGACACCGCGCTTTTTGCGCACCGAATGAAACAAAAAAAAGGAGCTATATTGAATATGAAAAAAGCAATGCTTAGCCAGCCGATGGCTGGAAAAACGGAGCGGGAGATCATCGAGACCAGAGAGCGCGCCATTGCGGCGCTGGAGGCGAAGGGCTTCGAAATCGTGAATACGCTGTTTACTGACGAATGGTACAGCAAACAGGCGATGGAAGCGCGCGGCGTGGTGCAGATTCCGTTGTGCTTCCTGGCCAAGTCTCTTGAAAACATGAGCCTGTGCCACGCCGCCTATTTCTGCAAGGGTTGGGAGCAGGCGCGGGGCTGCCGCATCGAGCATGAGGCCGCCGAGGCTTACGGCCTTGAAATCGTCTATGAAGAATAAGGAGGAAAATAGATATGAAGCTTCCCGATAAGGTGTATGACATTCTCAAGTGGGTGACGATGCTGGTGCTGCCGGCGCTGGGCACCTTTTACTACACGCTGGCGGATACGTGGTCGCTGCCCTATCCCGAGCAGGTGCTGGCCACGGTGACGGCGACGGTGACGTGTCTGGGCACGATTCTTGGGCTTAGCACGGTAAACTACAACAAAGAAAACCGCGTGGCGCTGCCCGAGGACGAGGACGAAGAGTAAATCAGGAGCGCCGTCAAAATGGAGGTACGGGCATGATTGATGTGAAGTTTATCGGCCGCAAGGCATACCCGTCCCGCATACCCATCGGCGTGATGAAGGACAATGAGATCGAGGCGCTGCGCTTTTCCCTGCCTAAAATTGGGGAGGCGCAGTCCTCTTTTCTCTATGTGTGGATCAACGACGAGTATGCGGACGTGGCCCGCCCTCTTGCGGACGGGGTGTACGACATAACGTCGCTGCTGACGCAGAAGGGGGCGGAAATGGACGCCTTTGTAGAGATTCGCAGCGGCGATAAGCTATGGCACAGCGAGTCCTTTGTGCTGGTGGTGGAAGACCTGCCTGCCATCGGGGCGCAGATTGAAAAGCAGTATCCGACGGCGCTGGAGCAGGCGCTGGACGAGGCAGAAGCATACCTGGCCCAGGTGCGGGCTGCGGTGAAGGAGATCAAGGAGCTGAAGGCGAAGGCACTGACGCTGTATCCAGGTCAGCCAGCTACGGCGGAATACGACGTAACGACTGGGACGATCACCATTGGCGTGCCGCAGGGCATTGAGGGAGCTAAAGGCAAGCCCGGTAAAGACGGCAGGAATGGAGAACAGGGTCCTCGCGGTGACAAGGGCGATACCGGTCCGCAAGGCCCCAAGGGCGATACCGGTGCGCCGGGCCCCAAGGGCGATCGGGGGCTGACCGGTGAAAAGGGAGACCGCGGAGAGCGCGGCCCGATGGGCATTCAGGGACTGCAAGGACCGAGGGGCGAAAAGGGACCGAAGGGAGAGCCAGGAACCGACGCATCCGTTACCGCTGAAAACATCCAATCCGCGCTTGGATACACGCCGGTCAAGGATGTGCAGGTGGCCGGAAGCAGCGTACTGAATGGCGGCGTGGCGAAGGTGCCAATTGCGCAGGAGGACGCGCCGGGCGTAGTAAGTATACTCTCTGCACAAGATAGCGGCATCTGGAACGATAATGGCAGCTTGAAGATTTCATATGCTACCGACGCAGAAATATCCGGCAGAACTGGGAGAAGAAAAACGATTGTCTGTGCGAACATGGACTACGCCATGAAAGCAGCCCTGTGCGACGGCAAAGGCGCGGCGTGGACGAACGCGGAACGACTGGCGGCGCTTGCCCGGATGGGATGTACGGTAGGCGACGACGGAACAGTCAAATGGACGGCGGTATAAGGGGGGATCAGTCATGCCATTCACATTTAACGGCGAATCACCGAAGATTCTCACTTATAACGGAAATGACGTGCTGAAATTTATCAGCATGATTGGCGGGGCAAACGATCTGATTTGGCAAAAGGCCACGATAACGGCCCCTGGCAATCTAAAGGTAAACGGAGCGGCAAGCAGCACAAGCTCCAGCTGCGAGCTGACCTGGGATGCGGCGACGGTTACGGGATCGGACAACGGCATTACGTATCATATTTATAAGGACGGAACGCAGGTTGCTACGACGACGGATACCAGCTATAGCTTCTCGGCCAGCACGATCGAGAACTGGAGCAATGCGAGCCTGAAGGTGGACGCCTACAACAGCGAGGCAGGGTGGAGCGGCTACTCGAACACCGTTACCTTCACGTATAAAGAACCTGTCACACTGAGTGCTCCGAGCAACCTGAAGGTAAACGGCGCTACGAGCAGCTCAAATTCCGTGTGCAAGCTGACGTGGACGGCATCCACGCTGAGCGGAGCCACCGGAACGATTACGTACCATATTTATAAGGATGGTACGGATATTGGCAACACGACGAGCACATCCTATACGGTTTCCGCCAGTACGATCACGGGCTGGAAGAATGCGAGACTGACCGTTAAGGCGTACAACAGCAGCTATGGATACAGCGCCGCGTCCAATGCGGTCACGTTTACCTACAAGGTGATGAGCACAACGGTGACGGTGTCAGCCAGCAAGTATGCGGATACGTACCACTCTTCCTATGCTAATAGCGGGGGAAGCACGTGCATTGTCGGACGCTCCACAAAGGATGAGCCCGTCGGCACGGCGCTGAAATTCAACGCTCCGAGCGGTGGCTGGTCCCAGTATAGCAAGGCAACACTGCATATTCAGCGAACTGGAGGCAGTGCTTCTGCCAATGTAGAATGCCGCAAGCTGAATGGCAGCTACAGCGGAACGATTGACGCGCTGCAGACCTATTACGGACATACCGGATCACTTGTAGGCAGTACGGATGTATCCGGCGGAAATGGATGGTTCAGCTACAATGTGGCAAGTGATCTTCCGAGCAGCGGAGAGTTTGCCGTCACGCTGATATCCAAGAATGCCCATATTACGGTTGACGGCACGAACGCCTATATTTCCTTGTCTAACTAAGGAGGAGGGAGCCTATGAATGTAATGAACGAACACGCTTTGAAAGCGATCGAAAGCGCGAAGAGCCAGCTTGGGAACCCGTATGTTTTTGGGACGTGGGGACGGGAATGCACGCCGTCCCTGCGCCGACAGTACGCGGGCTATAATCCGAGCCACAAGCGCGCGATATTTAAGGCCTGTCCGGTGCTGTCCGGCAAGCAGCCCAGCTGCAAGGGCTGCAAGTGGGAGGGCAAGCTGGCCTTTGACTGCCGGGGATTTACGTACTGGTGTCTACTGAACGCCTATGGGATGAAGCTGAAGGGCGGCGGCTGCACGAGCCAGTGGGGCTATAACGCAAACTGGCTGAAGAAGGGTGACATCAAGGACATGCCCAACGTTGTGTGCTGTGTATTCCAATACTACAAGGGTAAATACCAGCACACTGGGCTGCACATCGGCGACGGCAAGATCATTCACTGCTCCAATGGTGTGCAGTGGGGTGATATTTCCGAGAAGGGGTGGACGCACTACGCCATTCCGGCAGGCTTGTATACTGCGGAAGAGGTCAAAATGGCGGGAAAGCCGGAGACCGATAAGGCCGAAAACGTACCGCCCACCCTGCGGAAAGGGAGCCGTGGGGACGATGTGAAGAAGCTTCAGAAAACGCTGAACGCCATGGGCTACGACTGCGGGACGGCGGACGGGATATTTGGAGCGAAGACCGAAATAGCCGTGCGCTCCTTCCAGCAGGCGAACGGCCTTGCGGCAGATGGAATCGCCGGGAAGAACACCCTGGCGCTTCTATATAGCAAAGAAGGAAAGGAGGAAGGAACCTACAAGGTGGTCATTGGCGGCCTTGCCTATGAGGCAGCCGCGGAGCTGGCGTCCAAGTACAAGGGGACGCTTGAAAAGGAGGGCTAATAAATGAAAGAACTCAAGGAAGTCATCGTGGACATTACGGAGATCCTGGACTGCGCCGAAATGTATGCAAAAGAAGCGGTAAAGCACAAATCTCAGTATCCCGACCTATCCGAGGTATACGCCCGAATTGCACAAGACGACCTGACCCATGTTGGGCTGCTTCACAAAAGCGTGGTTGAGATGATCGACAGCAGGAAGCGGGCCGGCGTGACGGTTCCCGAATCTATGCAGGCAGTATGGGACTTTGAGCACGACCGGTTTATCGATAAGGAGGCCGACGTGCGCCGTCTGCTTGCGATGTATAAAGGCTAATAAATGAAAGGAAACACGGAGGATACAGCAATGAACTTATGGCAATCTATCCTGACGATCGTGATATCGATCATTGGCTCTTCCGGCTTGTGGGCGTTTATCCAAGCCAAGCAGGACAAAAAAGATGCGAAAACCCGCATGCTGGTTGGGCTGGCGCATGATCGCATCCTGTACCTTGGGGAATCCTACATCAACCGGGGGTGGATCACCATGGACGAATACGAAAATTTGTGCGACTATCTATTTGACCCTTACGAGAAGCTTGGCGGCAACGGCAGCGCCAAGAAAGTGGTGGACATTTGCAAAACGCTGCCGATCCGCAAGGTCGATAAGTAGCCGTAAAGCGTGGTTCAAAGTGCAACGTTCCTCCATATTTCCTACATTTTGAGCCTTTTTACGAAACTGACGGGCTTTCGATTTCGCTTGATTGTCAAGGGTTTTTCTTGGTTTTTGGGCTTTTTAAGGCGGGTTTCTCTTACGAAACGGATAACTGCTCTTATAAGAGACCAAAAGCAGATATTTATGAAGCCTGAAGGAACTTTTTACAGAAAAGTTTGTTGAAAAGCGACGAAAATTGAAAGTCAGATATTTCCTAAAAGTCCCCTAAGAGTGGTTAAAAGCGGATTGTTCCTACACAATTCCGCCACTGCATTCTTAGGGGACCGTTTTATTGGATCTTGCATATTTCTGCTTTCAGCCAGGAGAAATCGCGGGCGGTATAGACGCGCTCGGTAAGGTCCTGGATAGTGTGGCCAACGATGTATTTGATGGCGTACTCGTCCACGCTATATTTTTTGGCCATTGTGACAAAGTGCTTGCGGCCGTCGTGCGGGCGATGGTTCGGATTAAGATCAAGGGCTTTCATCAGCTGCTCGAAGTGGCGCAGGTAGGTTCGCATGGAAATGGCTTTATCGGCGCTAAAGAGGTACCGGTGTGCCGGGTCATATCGGGCTTTGACGAGGTCGAAGATGGCCGGATGGATGGGCACGACGCGGTTCTTTCCGGCCGCAGTTTTCATGCCGCCGGTCATGGAGCCGTTCGTTAAATCTATATTTTTGCACTCCAGGGTGAGGAGCTCCTGCGGCCGCCAACCGGAGTAGCACTGAATCAGCAGCATATCGATCTCCGGATATTTGCCGAGATTGTCCCACAGGGTGGCCATCTCCGCATCCGTGAAGGGGATATGCTCTTTTTGTGCTGTCCGGAGAGTTTCCGTTACGTTCTTTTCAAGGCTGACGGCGCGGGCATAGTTGCGGTCCACAATCTCATATTCCACGGCGTAGTCCAGCAGCATGTTCAGCAGGATTTTTACATTGGATTTTACGCTGGCGGTGCTGCAGCCGTCGATGCACTGCTTGATGTGGCGTGGGCGGATGGCACACACCTGCACACCGTACAGGCTCGTGCAGTGCGTCCAGGCGCTGCGGATCTGGTTGATGCGCGACTGGCTGCCAAGGATCTCGAACTTCTTTGGAGACCATGTATCATAGAGCTCCTGCACGGTGGTGCGCTTGGTCAGGTCGTAGGGGCTGGCCGCATATTTGACCAGCGCGGCATAGGCCTCGTTGTAGGTTTCAAAGTAAGCGCAGGGCTTTAGATTTTTGGTGATTGGCCTGCCCTGCTCGTTATAGCCCACCGTGACGCAGGCGCGAAAGGGCCGTGCGAGGTTTCGGTTCTTGATTTCGGAAATTTGCCCAAAGCCGTTAGGGAGTCTCTTGCGCTTTGGCTTTCTTTTATATTCCTTGGGCGGATCCTTGAGCGGATAGCCGCAGTGCGGGCAGGCAAGGGCCTTATCCGAGGCCGGAAGCCCGCATTCTGGACAGGTAATCAGCATACTTTTGGTTGCCTCCATTCATGACCATTATAGCAGATGGCGGAGTAAATCATTCCGCCACGCGCAAATAACAGTTTCTTTTATGACCAGAATGTACATGAAAGGAGAAATGCACATGGATACGGATTATCGCAAGTATTCCTATTCCGGGCCTGTGGTCAATGGGTTTGGCCAGATTGTTGCGGACAAGTGGACGGGCGAAACGATGGCGACCTCGCCAATGAAGGCCCGCGCAAACTTTGCCTACCGCATCAAGACCGAGCTTGGATTGGTGGCCAGCGCAAAGCTTGTATTGCCCGGCAAAGTAACCGAGGTGCTCTGAGCCATAAAAAGAAGCGGCCCCTGCAAGGGCTCTTCTTTTTATCTTAGAATAGAATTTTACAGAAAATCGTGGCATAAACAGCCCCTTTAATGGAATAACCATTATATAGAAAGGAAGGTTCGGACAAATGAGACGGGTGTATGTATACGCATTCAATCAGGTGTTTGAGGTAGTGGCGTGCCAGTATTTGGAGGGAGATGAGATCTCGATCAAGAATATGCTTCGGCTGGTAGCCTGGATGCAGGACATGAATCCGGGAGTTAGCGTATGCGCGATGGATAACAGACCGGGTCTCGCAAGGCTCTATCACAATCTGGCTAAATCGACCGACTTCACCAAGAGAATCGAGTTTGCGGACATGGTCGCAACCGAAGGGCTGATTTTCTCGTAACGGGGAACACAAAAGAGAAGAGGACAAACACGTCCTCTTCCTTTTTATTGCATATTTTATCACGCGCTTACCCAAAATCCACGATATGTTGTGGTCACAAGGAGGTTGTGTGTATGGAAACAGCAAAATTAGGGTCGGTTCCCGTCGCCGTGGCGGCACGTGTATACGGAAAGGACGCACAATGGGTTCGTAGCGGCATCATCGCGGGCTGGCTGCCCATCGGAAAGGCCACGAGGAATGGGCAGCTCGTGACCGATATTTCAAGCATCGGCGACAAGAAGGGGCGGATCAGCTACTATATTTCTCCAAATCTCCTGTATAAGGAGACGGGCTATGTGTGGGAGGGGCGGAAGAATGAAATCTGAATTGTCAAGCGCCAACCCGTACTATATTCCAAAGCAGCGCTATTACGAGCTCAAGCACTTCTGCCTGCAATACGGGGATTGGAGAAAGGAACTAACCGTGCTGGACGGATATTTGCGGGGTAGCGCCCTGGCCGTCAGCAGCCGAAGGCACAACGAAAGCCGTCCCACCGAGGAGATTGCTCTGGAGCGCATGCAGACAAACGACCGGATGGAGATGGTACGGTCTTCCGTAGACGCCAGCGTATCCGGCCCCGCCATGCGCAAGGCCCTGCTGATGGGTGTGACGGAGGGCGTGAGCTATGAGATTCTCTGCGCCAGGATACCGGAATTCTTGGAGCCGCGGGACGTATACTACGCTGGGTACAGGCGATTTTTCTGGAACCTGGATCGCGCGAGAAAATAGACGCGCCATAAACAGACCTTCTTATGGAAAGACGATATTGAAGGAGGACTGACTTATGTTTGATTGGGTAATGATTTTCTCGGCGGGTTTCTCGATTGCAATCGCGGCGTTGATTGTATTGGCCGTACTGGCGGCCATTCAGTTGGTGCGGCGCATTTACAAGCGGGCGACTGAAAAGCCGGAATACTACTACGCGCCGATCCGCTGGACCGGGCATTCCTACAATCGCGATCAAAGAAGAGGCTAACACGGCCTCTTTCTTTTATATTTGAAAGGAGAAAAAGAACATGACAAAGGTCGAACTGCACAAGGCGCTCTGCGAGGAACTGAACCGCATCTATGAGAAGAAGAACCACGACTACGGGGATTCCTTCCATCAGACGTTTCTGGAGGAAGGGATGGCCATGCCGCGCATCAGGCTGTCAGACAAGCTGAGCCGCTTTAAGGCGCTGACTAAGGCCGGCGGGCAGGAGGTAAACGACGAATCCATCCGGGATACGCTGCTGGACTTGGCCAACTATGCCCTGATGACAGCGATGGAGCTGACAGAGTATACGGAGCTATACGCGGACGACCAGCCCGTTGTGACGATTCGCGTAAATCCACACGCACTGCCCCGTAAGGACTGATATTTTGGTATTGGAGGAAAACAAGATGACATTGCTTTGCTGCATCGTCCTGGCGCTGGCCAGCGGTCTGGCCGGATACCTGCTTGGCGTATGGCACTTCTATGAAAAAGGCTTTTACGGCCGCCTGGTTGTGGTGGAAGAGGAGGGCGAAAAGCCGGAGCTGTTCGTGGAGCTCAGGGATACGCCCGATCAGATCAATCATCGCTCCTGCGTGGTGCTGGATGTGGTGCATCGTCCGCGTAATTAACAGGGTGTATTATGGAACCTATATTTACAGAAAGGACGAGGATTTATGAGAGAAGAAACTGTCGAACGGATGATGATTGAGGTGCTCAAGCGTGAAAAGGAAAAGCTGGATACGCTGGAGCCGGGAACCGATGAATACAAGCGTGTATCAACCGAGTACAACGAACACTGCACGCGCATGACGGATTACCGCAAGCAAAAGCGGGATCGGATTGTGCGCGCATGCGTGGATGGTGCTGGGATCATATTGCCGCTGGCGTTCTACGCGGCCTGGCTTAAGCAGGGCTTCCGCTTTGAGGAGAGCGGGCACCTGTTTGCATCGTCCACATTCCGGGGATTTATCTCAAAGCTCCGGCCTGACCGGTAAGGAGGGTGAAGGGCAAAGAGTGCGCTGCGCGCGTGCTCTTTTGCTTTTTGTTTATGCGCTATCATCATGTCACAGCGCCGTCCGGGCGCTTTGCCGGTGAAATCTATATTTGCGATCACCCGGCCTATAACCGCTGCACGCTGTACCGATCAGGCCCTCGCGGGCTGGCGGTGATTCAGCAGCGGCTGCGGCCCGGAACAAAGGAAACGTATTGGACGGAGCTGGACATGGGGCTTTCCCGCGATATTTACGAACATCCCGCTTTCCGGGACTACTTTGAGGCACGTGCGGGCAGGCCCCTTGGCGATCTCTACCCAACCGTCACGGCGCGGCAGATTATGTGGGCGCTGCGCATGAAGCCGCTGCCCAAGGCGCGCTGGGAAACGGTGTTTGACAGGAGGGATATCTAAGGCGCGCAATAAACAGGCCTTTTTATGGAAAGAAACCATTAAAGGGGGAGTTTACGATGAAACTGAACGAAAAACTGTTGGTGATGCTGACGAGGCTGTGTAGAGCATTGTGCTTGCTACTTATCAAAATTCCAATGTCATTACCTTTTGCGATTGCTGCAATTGTGTGGAACGGGCTGTTTGCGCTGTTCTTCTACGCACTTGGACGTCGTGAGGATGCGAGGGATTTCATGAATGATACGGGTAAAATGTTTAAGCGTTTCTGGGAAGGCATCAAACTGGAGTTTAGCGCCAAAGAGATTCTGAAAGACTACTACGAAATGGCTCAACGACTACACGATAAGAGGGCTTAACAAACCCTCTTTCGTTTTCGCGCAATAAACACGCCTTTTTATGGAAAAGAACCATTAAAGGAGGAATTTACGATGAAATCCATGAAGAGCTTAACAATGAAGCAAAGACTGAAGGTTTGCGCGATCGTGCTATGGAGAGTGTTGTGGGAATTGTGCTTTGACCTTCCTGTCGGCGCCATTCTGTGGTCTGTTGGGTCTGTGCTTATAGCTGTTAGTATACTGTACGGCGCGATATTTAACAGGGACGATATTGGTGACATACTGGAAGAATATAAGAGCACAATTAGTAGTGCGCTCAGGACTGCACGCGCGGGCCTTAAACGCAGATTCGACGTTAAGCTGCTGGTGAATAAAATTCTCGAAAAGGAATTTCCGGACGAGGAGGAGCCTTAACAGGCCCTCTTTCGTTTTCGCGCAATAAACAGCCTCTTCTATGGAAAAGAACACAAATTTCTGTAAGGAGGAATCTGTTATGATTATTCTGATTATCATGGGGTTTATTCTGTGTGGAACGTTGGTAAAGGAAACGACCTCGCTTGGTAAATCATTTATTCATAAGGGAGCGGACATCGTGCGAGACAAGTGCCATCTGGACTAAGGCAAAGAGCCCCGCAAGGGCTCTTTTCTTTTTTTTTTTGATTGTCCGCGCAATAAACAGCCTCTTCTATGGAAAAGAACACAAATTTCTGTAAGGAGGAATCTGTTATGATTATTCTGTTGATTGTATTGTACATGCTTCAGAACTTGATGCCGGGTATCTGACATTATAAGAGACAAGTGCCATCTGGACTAAAGGCAAAGAGCCCCGCAAGGGCTCTTTTCTTTTTGCATGGAGGGGGAAAAACGTTGAATTGCCCAAAAGAGGAGCTGCGGCGGGAGGCGATGAGCCTGGCATGGCAGCTGCGGCCAAAGCCTATGAAAAAGCGGCTATATTCTGACATCATTCGGGAGGTGACGCTGGACGAAATTGCGGACATTGCCGGATGCGCACCGCCAGATCTGTTGGCGGATGCGCTGTATGGCTATATTTCGGGGCTTGAGCGCATGCACGCAGAGGTTCTTGCGCCGGATGCGAGAAAATTTTGTGAGATTGCCTACCGCACGGCCAAGCGCTATATGGACGCGCTGATCGCCTGGCGGTTCAAGCAGGAATTGGAGTGAGGAGGAGCATGCATGACCACCTATGAATGCCGAAAGAATCAGGAGTATCGGATATCCTATGCCACGCACAGACAGAGCGGACTGCCGATGCTTCTATTTTCCCGTGTGGAAGACGGGAAGGACGTGGACGAATTCGCGTTTATTCTGACCAGCTCTGTGCAGGCCGGGGTGATTTCGCGTTTGTGCGATAAGGCGAAAATGACGCTGGAAAAGATAGAAGGAGGACAAATCACATGGCCGAAAAACTTACAGTAACACCGTTTCCGAATGATACGAAGGCGGTTTTTGAGCACTTGGTTGAATACGCGGAGCATAAAGATGTTGCGACGGCGATTCGCAAATGCGGCATCTTATACGCGATTAGTAATACACTGAGATCCAACGTCTATCCGATGGGTTTTATGCGGGTCTCCGGTATGGACGTGAACGGAATTGCGATGGTGGTCAAAGACCCATATAGCACGCTTATGCTGCTAAAATACGAAGAGGACGAGGTGTCTGAGCCATGAGTATATTGAAGCTCTTATCCAGCCTGTCCGCCGGCGCGAGAGCGGAAGGAACGCCTCAAAAGCCCTCCGTACTGCGCGATATTCTGGACAGCCCAGATGATTACAAGCTGGAGGCCTACATTGAGGATGATAGTCTGGTAGTGCGGGTGCGCAAGCGGCAGAAGCGCCTGGCAAAGCCCGCGGCAAAAACAGCCCTTCTTATGGAAGAAAGGAGGTAAGAAGCATGGATAAGGATAAGCTTTGGGAGGTGCTTGGCTATGTTGGTCTCGGGCTTACGCTGATCGGTACGCTGGTAAAGGGTATATCGAGCGCGAAGAGCACGGAGAAAAACATTGACAAGTCGGTGAATAAGTATCTGGACAAGTATCTTGCCGACGACAAGTAAGGGATGGAGCCCAACAAGGGCTCTTCCCTTTTATATTTAGGAGGAATACTGTAATGTGGGATAACATTGAGATAGACCTTCGCATTCTAAAGCAGCGTTGTCCAAATGCTCCGTGGCTATGGGAACAGCTTGAAAAAGAAAGTCTGGCAGAAACGACAGATCAGGAATCCGCGATTGATTGAAATAAGTTTGGAGGTATCACGATGTACGAACTTTCGCCCGCTCTTGTTATCGAGAAAATCTTCTGCGCAGCAGTCCGTGCCGGATGCGTGTTTATAGGGACGGTATGGTATATTTCCAAGAAGATTGCAAACAGGGAGGACTAATATGTTTGATCCGAACGATTTTGATGCGATTGCCTCATCAATTATATTGGTACGCGATATCATTATAAAGAAGCTTGCGGATGAAATTGGCGTGAAGTGCGTTTCGGACGATCGTCTTTTAGAGGCAGTTGATGCGGGCAGAATTGCGTTTTTTCTTGCGGGGTTTTCCTCTCTTGCACGCAGGCATGAGATTCCCTTAGACAGGGATGACATGGCGCAGATTATCAACACGATTACCGATCATAACGGAATGCGCCTATTATGCAAGTATCTGCCAGTTGATGAATTTGCAAGGGTTTACGGCATTCTTAAAAAATACCAATGACAAACGAAGAAGCGCTGGACGTGCTGTGCCTGTACCGACGGACATGGCTGCATGAGGCTACGCCTGGGCTGAGCCCTCAGGGCATCATATACGAGCTTTCATGCCGGCGGGCGGCAGAACGGGAGCTTGAAAACCGCCTTGCCGACGCGGAGGAGACGGAGAACCCAATCGACGTGACCACGCACCTGATGCACGAGATCGACTGGGTATGCTCCAAGGGACAAAGCAGGCCCTATAAAGCTTTCTTTGAGGAGGTGATGGACGAGCTGCGATTTTTGCGCGACATGCTATCTACTGCGGATGGAGGAAGAGAATGAATAAGGATGGATTCAACGAGACGGTATCGACCGTCGGGCATTTTCTGGAGAGGACGAGCCCTACCTGGATGACCGGGCTGGGCATCGGCCTGTTATTTACCGCAATCGGTCTGGGCGTGCGGGCAACCGTTAAGACCCAGGCAAGGCTTGAAGCCCTGAAAAAGAAGAAAGGAGCGGAGAAGCTGACCACCAAAGAGACCATATCGGCCTCCTGGAAGGACTACATTCCAACGGCTGTCAGCGCGGTAGGCGGCGCGGCGCTGATTATCGCATCGGATCATGCGTCCAATACCCGCAACGCGGCCTTAGCGACTGCCTATACGCTGTCTGAGACCGCGCTGCATACCTACCGGCAAAAGGTATCCGAAACCATCGGCGAGAAAAAAGAGCAGCGTATTCGAGAGGAGGCGCTCAGCGATGCCGCAAAGAGCCGCCCGGAATTCGAAAGGCCCGTGATTATAACGCCGCTTGGCAATGTGCAGTGCTTTGATGTACAGTCCGGAAGACCGTTTACCTCGGACCGGGAGACCATCAACAAGGCCATCAACGAGATCAACCGCCGGCTCCGGGACGAAATGTATATTTCCCTCAATGAATACTACGATGAAATCGGCCTGGATTACATCCCGATTGGTGACTATCAGGGATGGAACATCGACAAGGGCTATGCGGCGGCCGACTTTTCCGCAACGCTGATGAAGGATGGCACGCCCTGCATGGTGGTGGATCTGAATTGCGTGCCCGACTACAAATTCCAGATTTGACCCCGCGTAATAAACAGGTAATTATATGGAGAAGACATCTCCGTAAAATTGAAAGGAGACTATCACAATGGCTAACGAGAACGAAATCATGACGAACGAAGTTGCGAACGAGGTTGTTGAGGCTGCGAAGGATTCGAGCGGTTACGGTGCGGTTGCTGCGGTGCTTGGCATTGGTGCGCTGGCTGGTATTGGTATCAGCTTTGCTGCGCGCAAGATCAAGGCGCTGTATGACAAGAAGCATCCGGGCCACAAGGGATTCCTGAAGCGCCACAAGAAGGCCGAGAAGGGCGACGTCGTCTACGACGAGAGCGAGGACATTGAGAAGAACTACAAGATTGACTAAGGATGTCAGAACCAGAGGGAAAGGACCGAAAACAAGGTCTTTTCCCTTTTTCTTTTTGCGAGAAAGGATGCTTTGATGGAAAACTACAGATCCAATTCCAATAAATCCAAACAGGAGGAACGCAAAAAGGTAGAAAAGGTGGTGTCCGGAGCGGCGCAGAAGGGCGATGGTGGAAAGGGAGGCTTTTTTAAATCCACCGTGGAGTCCGTGGGTCGATATTTGCTGCACGAGATCCTGGTGCCGGCGCTGAAAAAGACGGTAGATTCTATGATTACAAACGGCTCTCACATGTTTTTATATGGCGAGGCGAACAAGCGCGATTCCCGCGGGCCGTCCCCGGTGCCCAAGGTGTCCTATCGCTCGGCCTATGACGACCGACGGAGTGACTATGCGGAGGACGACGCGGGCTCGTACAAGGGCTACAACTACGGTACGGTGCTGCTGAGCACGCGCGGAGATGCTGAAGACGTGCTGGACCGGCTGGCGGAGATCGTGGGGGAGTTTGGCGTGGTGTCGGTGGCCGATCTTTACGAGATGTGCGGGCTGGATACCGACTGGACGGACGCCAACTATGGATGGACGAGCGTCCGCAATGTGCAGGTGGCGCGAAACTCGGACGGATATTACACGCTGAGGATGTCCCGCCCGTCGCCCATTAACGAACGGAGGAGATAATCCCATGCTATGCCCGAATTGCGGCGGATGGACGACTGTGATCGATTCGAGGATGATATCCGGAACCGTGCGCCGGCGCAGGGAATGCGTGCAGTGCGGCCAGCGGTTTTCAACGGAGGAGACGCTGTATAAATTCCAGCGGGTGGACAAGCCGATTGTACTTGGCGACATGATAACCCAATTTATGAATGGAAAGAAGGAAGCAAAACGATGAGTTTTTTGAATAATCTGGCGGAAAACGTAGGAACGGGTCTGGCGCATATTCGCTGGAGTCTGACAGAGCATTCTCCCGAGATTCTGCTATTTGGTGGTGTGACCGCGATTACCGGCGGCACGGTACTGGCCTGCAGGGCGACGCTCAAGACCCGCGACCGAGTGATGCTGGCCAAGGCGCACGTGACGGAGATGAAGCAGGAGGTCAAGGATGAGAAGGAGGCCAAGAACCTGGAGGGAAAAATCTTCTTCCGTGCCGGGCTTCAGATTGCCTCGGACTTTGCGCCCGGCGTGCTCCTGAGCCTGGCCGGCATTGCCTGCGTGTGCAGCAGCAACTATATTTTGCAGCAGCGCAACACGGCCTTGGCGGCAGCCTATGCAATCCTGGATAAGGGCTACCGCGAGTACCGTGCCCGCGTGGCCGACCGCTTTGGTGATGCGACCGAAAAGGAAATCCGATATTCTCTGCGCTCCGAGCGTGTAGAGGGTGAAATGGAGGACGAGAACGGCAAAAAGAAGAAGGTCAAGGGCAGCGTTCAGGTATCCGGAATGGACGAGAGCACGACCTATGCCCGTTTCTTCAAGGAGGGGTGCTCCGGCTTTGAGCGCAACGGTCACTACAACCTGATGTTCCTGAAGGGGCAGCAGGAATTGGCCAATCTGAAGCTGCGCACACAGCGGTATCTGTTGCTTAACGAGGTATACGAGATGCTGGGCATGAAGCCTACGAAGGCGGGCGCGGTGGTTGGCTGGCTGTACGATGAAAAGAACCCGACCGGCGACAACTATGTGGACTTTGGCATTTACAACCTTGGCAAGGAAGAGCTGGCACGCATTCAGGACAGCGTGGATCAGCAGATTCTGCTGGACTTTAACGTGGACGGGTATATTCTGGACGGCGCGGTATCAAGAAAACTGATGGAGGCGTAAGTGATGAACGGCGGAATTGGCTTTCTGCTGGGCGCGGCGGTCGGAGGGGCTGCCGCGTTCGTTGGCACATGGAAGTATTGGGAGCGCAAATCCCGTGAGATCGAGGACGCGGCGGTGGAATCCTGCCGCAAGGCGTTCAACCGTCCCCGGCATACGGAGGAGCCCGTAAAGCCGGATATTTCCAAGGATGAAACGAAAGACACGCCTGCCCCAGAAGAAGTAGAGGCATATAAGGAGGCCGCTGCACCCTATGCTCCGCCCTTTGAGGAGGACGAGGACGAACCCACTGGACGCTATATTATCGCGCCCTTTGAGTTTGGCAACCGGGATTACGAGGAGAGAAGCTTTACCTACTATCCTGGCGGCCAGATCGAGGACGAGGAAGGGCATCTGCTGACGAGCGATGAAATCGAGGAGACGATTGGCGCGGACGCCATCAACCACTTTGGGGAATACGAGGAGGATTCGGTCTTTATCCGCAACGACGATCGGGGATACGACTACGAGCTTCTGCGCTCCGTCCGGCCATATTTTGACCCGGCGCATCCCTATGACTTCTCGGGAGAGGAGGAATAATGTCTGAGGACGTACAGACTTCCTATTTTAACTGGATCTGCGATCTGGTAGGGGGCTGGGATCGGAGAGAGCTGCTGTATTTTCTCCATTCCCGGCCTTTTGAATACACCTATATGATGGACCGCAACCGCGCGGACGACGGAATAGACCTGCGGTATCGCTTTGGATACGAGCAGGGGCTGCCCGATCCCGTGGTTGCGGCATATTTGGACAAGCGCGACTGCTCGATGCTGGAGATGATGACTGCCCTGGCACTGCGGTGCGAGGAGGACGTAATGGCCGACCCCGACGCTGGCAACCGCACGGCCGAATGGTTTAACGGGATGCTGGAGAGCATGGGTCTGTCGGACATGACGGACGGACGCTTTGACGAGCACACGGCATCCGATGCGGTGGACAGGCTGCTTAGCCATCGATATTCTCCCGACGGAAAGGGCGGGCTTTTCTGGATCCCGCAGGAGACGACTGGAGAGCGCAGAGACATGCGCAAATACGAGATCTGGTATCAGATGATGTGGTACCTTGACAACATCATAACGGAGGAATAAAAGCAATGGATGATTTCATGAACGAACTCGGGAGAATCGTTGGTCTGACGCTCAGGGATCACGCCGAGGCGATCAAGACCACGCAGAAGACCGTCTACAAGGTGGCGTTTTTGCTGGGCGGAATGCTGTATATGCTTCACGACACCAGAAAGCGGCAATCAGCGCTTCGGGATCGCGTGTATGCGCTCGAAAAGAAGGCGAAGGAATTCGATCAGGCGCTTGAGTATACGGAAGAGGATGCGTAAGGCGGCATGATCGATTTCCTGAGAATCGCCACGCGCTCCACCCGGCGCGGCGTTGTGGAAATCTATCCAAAGTTTGTGATACGGAACCCGTCGGACGATCTGATGATCCGCGGCGGGGATTTCTACGCGGTCTGGGTGGAGGAGCGCGGCCTATGGTCTACCAATGAGCAGGACGCAATCAACCTGATTGATTCGGAGCTGAAGGCCTACGCGGACGAGTACCGCAAGACCAGCGAGAGCGAGATCCACGTGCTCTACATGTGGGACGCATCCAGCGGCATGATCGACCTGTGGCACAAGTATGTGCAGCGTCAAATGCGGGATTCCTACCACATGCTGGACGAGCGGCTCATATTTCAGGACACCAAGACAACGAAGACCGATTACGCATCCAAAAAGCTTCCCTATCCCAAGGATACGGGCGAGCCGGAGGCGTGGAACAAGCTCCTGAGCACGCTATATTCTCCCGAGGAGCGCACGAAGATCGAATGGGCGATCGGCTCCATCGTATCGGGGGACTCGCGCAAGAACCAGAAGTTCATGGTGTTCTACGGCGCGGCGGGCACGGGTAAATCAACGGTCATCAACGTGATTCAGCAGCTGTTTGAGGGGTACACCTCGGTGTTTGACGCAAAGGCCCTGGGCTCCAGCAGCAACAGCTTTGCCCTGGAGGCCTTTCGCAAAAACCCGCTGGTGGCCATTCAGCACGATGGCGATCTGAGCCGGATTGAGGATAACACAAGGCTCAATTCCCTGGTGTCCCACGAGGCGATGACGGTGAACGAGAAGTTCCGCTCTGCCTACGAGAACCGATTCAAGGCGTTTCTGTTCATGGGCACCAACAAGCCCGTCAAGATTACAGACGCGCGGTCAGGCCTGATCAGGCGACTGATTGACGTATCGCCAACGGGAAACAAGCTTCCGCCTAAGGAATACAAAGCGCTTGTCAAGCAGGTAGGGTTTGAGCTTGGTAAGATTGCCACGCGCTGCGAGGACCTCTACAACGAAGACCCAGGACGCTATGACGATTATATTCCGCTGGGCATGATGAGCGCGTCCAACGACTTCTACAACTTTGTGCTGGACTCCTGGCAGGTCTTTAAGCAAAACGACGAAACAACGCTCAAGGCTGCCTGGGAGATGTACAAGGCGTACTGCGAGGACGCGAAGGTGCCCTATCCATATCCGCAGCGGCTATTCAAGGAGGAACTCAAGAACTACTTTCGGGAGTTTTATGAGCGCGAGAGCCGTCCGGACGGAACGCGCATTCGCAATCACTATGTAGGGTTCATCAAGGACAAGTTTGAGAGCGATATTCAGGAGGTGGAAAAGGTCGAAAAGCCGCCGGACGAACTGCCTGACTGGCTGCGTCTGAAGAGCGGCGAATCGGCGTTTGACAGGCTGTTTGCCAAGTGCCCTGCGCAGTATGCAACGGAAAACGAGCGGCCACTCAATAAGTGGGACAACGTAAAAACCCAGCTCCGGGACCTGGATACGAGCAGACTTCACTATGTCCGAACGCCTGAAAGCTATGTGCATATCGACTTTGACTTAAAGGGTCCGAACGGAGAAAAGAGCCTGGCGCTCAACCTGGAAGCCGCACGCAAATGGCCGCCGACCTACGCTGAGGTCAGCAAGGGCGGGCAGGGGCTGCACCTGACCTATATGTGCAAGGGCGATACGGCGACGCTGAGCTGCATCTATGACGACAACATTGAAATCAAGGTTTGCCGGGGGCTGAGCTCGCTTCGGCGCAGGCTATCGCTGTGCAACGACCTGGAGATTGCGTCCATCAGCTCAGGTCTGCCATTGAAAGGGGAGGGAAAGACGCTTAATTTTGACGCTGTGCTGTCCGAGCGCGCCATCCGGACGCTCATCAAGCGCAACCTGAATAAGGAGTATCACGGAGCCACCAAGCCCAGCGTGGACTTCATATTTAAGATCCTGGAGGATCAGTACAAAGCCGGGACGCACTATGATGTAAGCGACCTGCAAACGGCAGTGCTCAGCTTTGCCGCCGGATCCACGCATCAGGCGGAGGCCTGTGTGAAGCTGGTTGGCAAGATGCACTTCAAGAGCGATGAGCCCTCGGAGCCAGGCGAGGATGCCGGGGACAGCAGTCTGGTATTTTTCGATACCGAGGTGTTTCCCAACCTGTTTCTGGTCAACTATAAGATGCAGGGCGACGGAAAGCCGGTTGTGCGCTTGGTGAATCCAAAGCCTTCAGACATTGAAACGCTGGTTCATCACAGGCTGGTGGGGTTCAACTGCCGCAAGTATGATAACCACATGCTATACGGCTGCATGCTGGGATATTCTAACAAGCAGCTCTATGAGCTATCAGGCAAGCTCATTGCCAACGAGAAATCCGCGCAGTTTGGCGAGGCGTTTAACCTGTCCTATACCGACGTATACGATTTTTCAAGCAAGAAGCAGAGCCTGAAAAAGTTCGAGATCGAGCTGGGCATTCACCATCAGGAGCTGGGGCTTCCGTGGGATCAGCCTGTGCCGGAGGACCTATGGCCCAAGGTGGCGGAATACTGCGACAACGACGTCATCGCCACCGAGCGGGTATTTGAGGCGCGGAAGGCCGACTTTGAGGCTCGGCAGGCGCTGGTGCGCATCATAAACGCCTTGTACGACGGAAAGGTGCGGGCGACGGTCAACGACACCACGAACAGCCTGTCCGCCAAGGTGATATTTGGCGCCAACAAGAGCCCGCAGAATGAATTCGTATACACCGATCTGTCCACGCTGTTCCCAGGATACAAGTATGAATACGGCAAATCCAGCTATCGGGACGTGGAGGAGGTAGGAGAGGGCGGCCGTGTATGGTCAAAGCCCGGCATGTACTTTAACGTCAAGACCTTTGACGTAGCGTCCATGCATCCGCACTCCATCAAGGCGCTCAATCTGTTCGGCGACCGATACACAAGGCAGTTCTATTCGCTGGTCGAGGCGCGCGTAGCCGTTAAGCACCGGGACTTTGACAAGCTCAAGACCCTGTTTAACGGCGTGCTGTATACCATGGTGCAGGGCATGAGCAAGGAGGAGCTTGACAACCTGTGCCTGGCGCTCAAGATCGTCATCAATTCGGTGTACGGCATGACAAGCGCGAAGTTCTCCAACATATTTAAGGACCCGCGGAACGTGGACAACATTGTCGCCAAACGCGGGGCTTTATTTATGATCGATCTTCAGCACGCGGTGCAGGAGCGCGGGGGCGAGGTGGTGCACATCAAGACCGATTCCATCAAGGTGGCCAATCCCACGCCAGAGATCGAGCAGTTCATCCTGGACTACGGGCAGAAATGGGGATATTCCTTTGAGGTGGAGGCCATATACAAGCGATTCTGCCTGGTAAACGACGCTGTATACATCGCTTATGAGCAGGGAGAAGGCGATAAAGGCGACCACTGGACGGCTACGGGCACGCAATTCCAGGTGCCGTACGTGTTCAAGACGCTCTTTACGCACGAGGCCATCGCGTTTGACGATCTGTGCGAGACCAAGGAGGTGACCAGCAGCCTATATTTGGACTTCAACGAGACACTGCCCGACGTAGCGCTGCTTGAGAAGGAACTGGACAACCGAAAGAAGGGCAAGGTTGGCAAAGGCTATGCCGATATTTCGGACGAGGAGCTAAAAAAGCGCATTTCCGAAGGGCACGACTACCGATTTATCGGAAAGGTAGGGCAATTCTCCCCGGTGAAGGCGGGCGTTGGCGGCGGGATTCTGTGCCGCGCGTCCACCGACAAGGATGGAGAAATCGCATACAACGCTGCGACCGGCACCAAGGGGTATCGGTGGCTTGAAAGCGAAACGCTGCGAAAAGCCGGGGATATTTCGGTGATCGAGCAGAGCTACTATCGCAGGATGGTGGATGAGGCTCGCGATACTATATCCAAATTCGGTGATTTCGAGCATTTCGCAACCATTGACAAGGAGGAATCCGCATGAGATTTCTGGGTACGCTGTTTGACTTTGTGATGACGCTGGCCACCGGTGGACTGTGGCTGCTCTGGGTGCTGCTGCGCTGGATGAGGAAGCACTGATATGAACCATATGTGGCTTTTCATCGCATCGATCTTCGGCGGATTCTGGTATAGCCTGGTCTGCCTGTCGCACAAAAGCTACGGGGAGCGCATCCCCGGCATTGATCGGCTCGGCTTCCTGGTTTGCTGGGGAGCCGTTATTCTATATTTGGTGAAAGGAGGCGGCTGATACGGACCGCGAGGCCAAGGAATGGATGGATCGGTACTACCGTTTAGCCGACACCATCGCAGGCATTATGAATAAGAGCTGCAATAGCTGCACGGGCAAATGCAGCTGCAAGCCGGAGTGGGGAGAGCCCGTCCGGTATAACTGCCCGTTCTATGAAAAGTGGGAGGAGGATGCCGATGATAGCAAGGCTTAAGCATCAGAAAAACGCCTATCGCATTTGCGGTGCCTTGATGCTGAAAGATCTTGACCAGATCGTCCGGGAGCAGGGCGGCATCCGGAGCCTGTACTGCAATCCTACCACCTGGAAATGGTATTTCCATCCACGGCTCCCAATGGTCGGGAGCATTCTGCATATTTCGACCAAGCTCCCAGACAACGTACTGTACGTAAATCCTGACTGGGACAACAAAAAGGAGGATATTTAACATGGCTTATCGCAACATTCCCAATATTTCGATCGAGGACGCGCGCATCATCTTCAAGAACTTTTCTGGCAAGGGGTCGGATTTCAACGCAGAGGGCGTTCGCAACTTCTGCCTGGTGCTGGACGAGGAAAATGCTGACAAGCTGCGCGCCGACGGCTGGAATGTAAAGGAGCGTCCGCCGCGCGACGAGGATGACGCACCGCTGTTCTATCTGCCGGTAGCGGTTGCCTTCAGTCATGTGCCGCCCAAGATTGTGCTGGTGAAGGGGCCCGGCAAGCTGGTGCGCCTGGATGAGGACAGCGTGCATATTCTGGACACGGCGTATATTTCCAAGGTCGATCTGACGGTAACGCCCTACCAATGGGAGCTTAAGTCCGGCAAGTCCGGCGTGAAGGCCTATCTTAAGACCATGTACGTAACGCTGGACAAGGACGAATTCGAGGATCGCTACGCAGGGGAGGTGGAGTAAAGATGGGACCGTGGGATGATTGCAGCTGAAAACTGCTGATGAACCATATACCGGTCGAGAAGAAGACGCCGCTACCTGTGGCCGATACTACGCTGGGAAGATTCTACGGTGATCCAGTTCAAAGCCTATACGACATCTGGATGGCCTGGCATGGGGAACAAACGGAAGAAAGCATCATCAATATGGATCAAGATTTGAAAAAAGAAAGGAACGAATCGATGAACATCAACTGCATGTGCACTACAGCGCTCGATCGAACCGCCCGCGCAATCCCCGAGGTCAAGCTCATTCAGCGCCGTGGCCGCTGCACCATCGTCAAGTGGCAGGACGGCACCGAGACCAAGGTGGTGCTGGAGGATGGCAAACCGGATACCGGCATATTTGGCGCGTACTGCATTGCGCTCGCCAAGAAGTGCGCCGGCAGCACGGAGAAGCTGCTCCGCACGATTGACGACCACGATGAGCGCGTAATGAAGTGCCGGTATCTGGCAAGCGTGCAGGAGCTGCGCGAAAAGCGGCTGAGGAGCGCAAGCTCAAGTGGGAAAACGATGTGGCTGCCGCCATGTACGATTCCAGAGTGCGGGACGAGGCCATCAAGCGCCTGTGGGCCAAGGAAGAAAAGGAGGAACTTTAATATGCGTGCGACGGAATACTTTGAGAAATACGACCAGCCGCTCATGGAGGTCTTCCGCATCGGCGGCGAAAAGGCGGCGGATGTTGCCGGGGATTTTGCCGGTGAATTTTTTCGCGAGATGGGCGATATTTGCGCAATGCGCCACGTAACGCGGATGAGCGGGATCCATGGCGTGGTCAAGGACCAGAACAATAAGTGGAACAAGGTGGTTCGTCTGTTTACCGCCAAATATGGCTGCTCTCCCATCAAGCAGGACGGCTTTAAGGAGCTGTGCAAGAAGTTCGAGAGCCAGTTTATTCTGACGGAGGAGCAGGATGGCTGAAGAGATGACGTATTCAGAGAAGTACCGTGCGCAGCTCGTTGCCGCGCTGGAGGCCATCGGTCAGCAGATTCATGACCAGGCGACCGATCTGGTGGGCAATGTGGATTTGCTGACGAAGATGGTGCTGACGGTGGAGCTGCCTGCCGGGGGCGACATTTTCTTCCCCGAGATCAAGGTGGAGCGCCAGCACATTGTTCCCGTGACGGATCGCGCGTGGATGCAGAAATGAGCGGCGTATCGCTGTATCCGTATCAACTGGACGCCGTGCACCGGATGAAAAACGGATGCATTCTCTGCGGAGGTGTGGGGTCTGGCAAATCCCGCACCTCCCTTGCGTATTACTATGAGCAGAACGGCGGCATTCTGGGCACGGATCGGTACGTAGAGATGAAGAATCCCAAGGATCTCTATATTATCACCACCGCCCGAAAGCGCGACACCCTGGAATGGAACGAGGAGTTAGTGCCTTTTCTCCTGTCCGCAAACCCGGAGGCCAATCTATATGCCAACAAGGTGGTCATTGACAGCTGGAATAACGTGGCCAAGTACGCAGAGGTAACGGGCGCGTTCTTCATATTTGACGAGCAGCGCGTGGTGGGCAAGGGCAAATGGGTAAAGAGCTTCCTGAAGATTGCCAAGGCCAACGCCTGGATTCTCCTGTCCGCCACGCCGGGAGACACGTGGAGCGATTATATTCCCGTGTTCATCGCAAACGGGTTCTATAAGAACCGATCAGAGTTCTCACGCGAGCACATCATCTATAAGGCCTTCGCAAGGTTCCCACAGATCGACCGCTACGTAAACGAAGGGCGTCTCATCAAGTATCGCCGCGATATTCTGGTCACCATGGACTTTGAGCGCAAGACCGTCAGCCAGCACATTGACTGGTGGGTACTCTACGATATTCAGAAGTACAAGGCGGCCATCCGGACGCGCTGGAATCCCTACAAGGATGCGCCCACGGTCAATGCATCTGAGCAGTGCTTGGTGCTGCGCCGCATTGTCAACGAGGACGAATCGCGTCAATTGGCGGTACTGGGCGTGCTGGAGGATCATCCAAAGGTTATCATATTCTACAACTTCGATTACGAGCGCGATATTCTGCTGCATTTGGGATACCCGCCCGGAACCGTAGTGGCCGAATGGACGGGCCATGAGCACCAGAACGTGCCGGACGGCGACAGATGGGTATATTTGGTGCAGTACACGGCGGGCTGCGAGGGCTGGAACTGCGTAAAGACCGACACCATGATCTTTTACTCACAGACCTATAGCTACAAGGTGGCGGAGCAGGCGGCAGGCCGGATTGACCGGCTGAATACCCCGTTTCGAGAGCTATACTACTATCATTTGCGCAGCCGGGCCGGAATCGATGTGGCCATCGGTCGTGCGCTGGCGGCCAAAAAGAACTTCAGCGAAGCCGGGTTTGCCCGGAGGCTGAATAATGGAGACAAGTAACATGCAGAAAATATTCACCGTGCCACAGGTAGCGGACATGCTGCATAAGACCCCGCAGCGCATCTACGCATGGATTAGCAGGGGTTTTCTGCGCGTGCTTCCGCGCACCGACAATCACAAGTGGGTGACGGTTGCGGAGCTGATGGAACTGGCTGACCGCAACGCGAACTACGAGGAGCTGCTGCTGCGCGGCGGTGCATTCAGCCTGGCGGAGCTGGCAGAATACCGCAAAAACAAGCACAAAAAGGGAGGATATTGTAGATGATTACGATTGAATACGGCGAGACCTACGGATGGGAGGCTGCCGTCAGGGGCATGCGCAACCCCAAGAATTCTTGGAATCGCTCTGATTCCATATTTGCGGAGGGGCATACGGAGCTTGGCGAAAACGACCTGGAGCTGATGCGGCTGCTTGCAAATGCTGGGCCTGACCACGGAAAGTTCCTGCGAATGATCGGCGTGTCCTGCGATATTACCGGACCGCTCTACTGGTGGAAGGAGATGGACACCTACAAGGTAGGCACGGTGGCCGATTCCTGCTCGACGATGCACAGAATTGCGGCGAAGGAATTTGAATTCGATGATTTCAGTCATGAAAAGCTTATAAAGTCTGCATGCATGGGGATTCAGGAGCAGAATATTTACAGGAGTCCGACACAGGTATTGGCGGTCACAATTGGATGCCTAAATTCTTATCGAGAACTATATTTGCAGACCAAGGACAAAAAATACTGGTGGCAGATGATCCAGCTGCTGCCTTCCAGCTACAACCAGAAGCGCACCTGGACGGCCAACTACGCGGTGCTTCGCAATATTTACCGCGCCCGCAAGGACCACAAGCTGGATGAGTGGCACACGTTCTGCGACTGGATTGAGCTGCTGCCCTATTCCGAGCTGATTACGGGGGAGGAGAAGAAGCATGGAAAACCTGAAGAATGACCAATGCACCAGCTGCGCGCATGCGGTGATGTGCAAGTATATTTCGGCCTATGACCGAGAGATCAACGCGCTGAACGAGCATATTTCAGATTGCCGCTACATCCTGGACGAGCTGCCCGCGGACTTTCGCATTAGCGTGTACTGCCCGCTGTTCCATCTCAAGAACTCGGCAGTACCGAGAGGGTTTGCAAAATGACAAAATTCAATATTCCCGGCAACAGGACCCCGCCTCCGTGCGGGGCTTTCTGTGCCGATCGGGAGCTGGGCTGCCGCGCAGGATGCGAGAAATGGAAAGCCTACGAGCAAAAGAAGGCGGTGGAGTATGAGGAGCGGGTATTCAGGCAGCGGACAATCTACTCAGAGCTCGATACCCGGCGAAACAGCTACGATCTTAACCGGAGCTTCAAACGCTTGAGTGCCGAAAGGGGGTATGGCCATGGCGGACGCAACTTCTCCACTTGATGGGATGCCGCTGCACGAGCTTGTGGCGGTGCTCAGGACCGTTATATTAGAGAAAAAGTGCTACGGAATCGGTGGAATGGGCGAGAATTGCGTTTCCTGCCCTTTGAAGGGCCTTAGCAGCTTCGATGAGTGCTGGGGCAGGTGCTGCATCGATGTGCTTTGCGGCCTCGTAGAACGGCTTTTAACGGCCATTCCGGACGTTGTATATTGCAACGAATGCAAATTCGGTGTATTGGAGGAGCGGGGCGGCGTGCCATGTGTATCCTGCCGCAACGAACCCATGGCATGGAACGGATACTGCGAGAGGGGGAAGAGACGATGAGCGAGGTAGGAACGAGCCTGACCCGGCGCGATATTCTAAACGCATCCTGGTCGGCTGCTGAGAGCAAATGCAGCGGCGGATGCTCGGATTGCGCGCTGGCGATCATCGATGGCCCGGAAAAGTGCCCATATTTTCTGCTCAGGCGCTGCGTCAACATGCTGCGCCAGGACGAGGTGACGATGAACGCGCTGATTAAGGGCGCGATTATTCATGTGTGAGGTGGAGGGCATGGAGCTGATAGACCTCTATATTCCCTATGGGAGACGCAAACGCTGCGGGGTCTGCGTCTACGCCGGGAAGATGTTCCGCCGCAAGAAACGCGGAAGGTGGTGCGGTATTCGGTTCATGTTTTATCTGGAGCGCAAGGATGAGGAGAACGATTGGGTCTTTACGAACTGGGGATTCCTGACGATTCCGATTAGGAGGGTGGCAAACGAATGAAGGCTGACGATCTGATTAAGCTGCTTCGCTCATGCGCGACCACCTCGTGCCCAGAGGAGTGCCCGTATGCGAGCGACCTTGACACCTGTGAGTGCCGAATCATGAACGCGGCGGCCGACGCACTGGAGGACTACAGACGGAAGATCTCCGTGATGATCGGTTTGGTGCTGGATCTGGCGCGGGACGAGGACATTGACGCGCAGGTGGCAGAGCTCTGCGACCCCACGGAATTCCGCGCGCACAGGGTGGCCTGCGACAGGCTGCTGGGTGTCGTGAAGGGACTGACCGAGGCGCTGATGGAGAAGGGAGAATGAGGATGGAATTTTTGTTGTGGCCGATGATATTTCTGCTGCTTGGCGTGCTGGTAACGCTGTGCACGCTTCAGCTGCTGGTGTATCTGGATGGAACACGGCCAAAGCACCGACGCAGTATATTTGCCCCAAAACGGCCAAAATACGAGCCGAAACACGCCGTTGGTGGGTACAGAAGACCGGCGGTTGAGTATGGTTACCCAACGGCCATGCAGCCCCTGAAATGCGGCTGGAAGGGGGGACTTAGGCAGGGAAAACATTTGCTTGACAATAGCAAATAATGGCTGTATACTTGGGGTGAAAGAAAGGACGGAAAAGACATGAAAAAGATTCTGTGCGTAATGCTAACGCTTCTGGTAGTGTTCTCGTGCGGGGCGAAGGCAGCGAGGGCGGAAGATCTGGAGAGCGAACTTGATGCCATTTTCGAGGAATTTGTTTCAGATGTTGATGAGTTTAGCGACCAGGAGCTTGTCGCCCTGCGTGAAATATTCAGAGTCATGAACATTTATGTGGACATGCGGATATGTGTAAAGCTCGCAGGCTCCGAAATCGACGGCCACTCTTTCGAAAAAATCAGCACAGGAATCTACTACGGCGGATCTGATCTCCCTGCCGGAAGGTATCGAATCTATATTTGTGAAGTAGACGAGTCAACATGGGAAGCCTTCGTAGGCCAAACGTACGCGGAAACCGCCGACCTGGCAATAATGGATTCGGTAGAGGCCTATAGGACCGGGGGAAATGCAACGCGCCGCATGAAAGCTGGAGATAGCACGCAGATCGAATTGAAAGAAAACGGCGTTCTTATAGTTATCGGAGGCTGGGGATATGCTGAACGAATAGGCGACTAACCGCCCGCTTTCTGCCCAGTTTTATATTCCAAAAAGTGGGCGCTGCCCAGTTTCTGCCCAGTTTTTGTTGAAAAACGGAAGGCCAAAAACGCTGAAAAAAGGCCTCTGCCCAGTTTCTGCCCAGTTTCTGCCCAGTTTTTAAAACAAAAGTGGGCAGCAAAAAACCCAGGAAAATCAAGGGTTTTTCGCATTTCTGCCCAGTTTCCCAGTTTTTTCTCTTATTTAATGCGATAAAAAATTCAATAAAATAAGAGAAGTAACGAAAAAAACTGGGCAAAGTGGGCAGAGGCTAATTTTAATACGAAAGAAGGACGAAAAGACAATGACAAAACGCCCCTTTCTGCACAAGTGGTTTACCAATGGCGAGGTGGAGGTTCGCCCGGTAGACATGCAAGAGGAAATACGTGATCGTGCCCGCGACGAGGACGGCGACGCGGTGTGCTGCCCAGACTGCGGCCTGGATGAATTCTACTGGACCGAGGACGGAGCGACGGTGGTGTGCCTGGATTGCGAAACGGAGATGGATCGGGAGGACTTCTTCAATTACATTGGCGCGAACCCGCCGAGCGGAAAGTGTCTGTACTGTGCCGGGCACTATCCTCAGTGCAAACGGGATTGTGACGAAGAGGGCGTGACGATTGACCCGAATGATCCGTATTTGGACTGACATGCGTTAAAAACACGCGTTAAAAACACGCGTGAAAAACAGCCCCTATTATGAGAGAAGAGGTAGAAGCTGCATTTTCAGCTTATGCCTCTTTTTCTTATGCCAAAACGGAGGTTTCAATGGGAACTTACGAGCGAGACTTTCAGGCCGCGCTGATCCGGGAGTTGTATGAGCGATTACCTGGCTGCGTGGTGATGAAGATGGACGCCTCCTACAAGCAGGGGATTCCTGATATTCTGGTGCTTCACAACGACCGCTGGGCGATGCTGGAGTGCAAGAAATCGGCGCGTGCGCATCATCAGCCCAATCAGGATTACTACGTACAGCGGCTGGACGAGATGTCGTTCTGCCGTTTTATTTACCCTGAAAACAAGGAGGAAGTCTTGTATGAACTGGAATCAGCACTCGCGTCTCGTAGGAGCGCACGCGTTCCTGGGTGCGAGTAAATACGCATGGCTCGGATATTCCGATGAGAAGCTGGCCGATGCGTATCGAAACTTCCTGGCCATTGAAAAGGGCACGCGCCTGCATGCCTTTGCGGCCGAATGCATTCGCCTTGGGCAAAAGCTGCCCAAGAGCAACAAAACGCTCAACATGTACGTAAACGACGCCGTGGCCTATCACATGATCCCGGAGCAAGTGTTATATTTCTCGGACAACTGCTTTGGCACGACCGATGCGATCAGCTTTCGAAACGAGGAGCTGCGCATCAGCGATCTGAAGACCGGCGCGACCCCTGCGAAGATGGATCAGCTGAAGATCTACAATGCCCTGTTCTGCCTGGAATACAAGGTAAAGCCTACGGACATTCACACGGAGCTTCGCATCTATCAGAACAACCAGATCGTATACGACAATCCGGATCCCAATGATATTTTGCGGATCATGGAGCAGATTCCGGAATTTGACCGAATCATCAACGCGATTAAGGATCGGGAGGGCGACGTACAATGAGCAGGCTGAGCGACGAAATCAAGAGCTACATCGGATATTTTCCCAAGAACGAAGAGGATTCCCTGGCGCATTATGGCGTAAGCAAGCGCGACGGTTCTCCCGGACGCGGCAGCGGGCGCTATCCTCTGGGCAGCGGCGACGACCCGTATCAGCATTCCATCGACTTTATACAGCGCTACCGCAGCATGAAGGCCATCGCCAAGGACGAGAAGGAGCTGGCGCGGCTGATGGGGTGTTCAAGCACGGGCTCCCTTCGCCGTCAGTATTCGAACGCGCTATCTAATCAGCGTTTGGCTGATATTTCTCAGGCCCAGGCGCTACGGGATGAGGGCCTGAGCTATACGGAGATCGGAAAGCGAATGGGCGGCATAAACGAAAGCTCTGTGCGATCGCTGCTGAACTCCAAGGCCGAGGGCCGCACCAAAGCGTCTAAAGCAACGGCGGAATTCCTGAAGGATCAGATCCATGAAAAGGGAATGATTGACGTTGGGACGGGCATTGAGCGCGAGCTCGGGATTTCCGGCACGAAGCTGGACACGGCCCTTGATATTCTGCAAAGCGAAGGCTACAAGGTATACAACAAGCTCGTGCAGCAGGTGACGAACCCCGATCGGTTCACGACCGTGCGCGTGGCTTGCCCGCCCGGCACCGAGTATCGGGAAATCTACGATCTGAACAAGATCCAGACCGTGACGGACTACACGGCCCGTGAAGGCAAGGACGGCAATGATATTTTCGAGAAGGCCTTCGTCTATCCCAAATCCATGGATTCCTCGCGCATGCAGGTGCGATATGCTGAGGATGGCGGTCTGGAGCGCGACGGCACGGTGGAGATTCGCCGCGGCGTGAAAGATCTGAGCCTGGGCGAAAGCAACTATGCACAGGTGCGCATTCTGGTTGACGGAACGCATTACATCAAGGGCATGGCTGTATATTCGGACGATCTGCCCAAGGGCGTGGATGTGATGTTCAACACGAATAAGCACAAGGGAACGCCGCTGGAAAAGGTGCTCAAGCCCATCAAGGATGACCCTGACAATCCCTTTGGTTCCCTGATTAAGGAAAAGGGAGGCCAGAGCTACTATACCGATGAGAACGGCAACCGGCAGCTGAGCCTAATCAATAAGCGTGCCGAAGAAGGCGATTGGGGAAGCTGGAGCGACAGCCTGCCGAGCCAGTTCCTGAGCAAGCAGCCGATCTCGCTGATTCGAAAGCAGCTTGATATTTCAATCGGAAATAAGAAGCAGGAGCTGGCCGAGATTGCGGCGCTGACGAACCCGACGATTAAGCGGGAATTGCTCAACGATTTCGCGTCCTCTTGTGATTCGACGGCGGTGCATCTGGAAGCGGCTGCGCTGCCGAGACAGAAGTATCGCGTGATATTGCCTGTGCCGTCGCTGAAGGATAACGAGGTGTACGCGCCCAGCTATCAGGACGGTGAAACGGTGGCGCTGATTCGCTATCCGCATGGCGGCACGTTTGAGATTCCGATCCTGAAGGTGAACAATCGCCAGGCGGACGCAAAGAAGGTGATTGGCAGCACGGCTTTGGACGCGATCGGCATTAATAGCCATGTTGCGGAGCGGCTGAGCGGCGCGGACTTTGACGGCGATACCGTGATGGTGATTCCGTGCAACTCGAACAGCAGCAAGGTGCGCATCACGAGCAAGCCGCCGCTGAAGGGGCTGGAGGGATTTGACCCAAAGACGGAGTATCCTGAGCGCGAAGGCATGACATACATGAAGTATGTCAACAAGAAGGGTAAGCTGGTGGACAACACCCAGATGGAAATGGGAAAGATCAGCAACCTGATTACCGACATGACGCTCAAGGGCGCTACGGATGAGGAGTTGGCAAGAGCGGTTCGCCACAGCATGGTGGTCATCGACGCCGGCAAGCACAAGCTGGATTACAAGGCCAGTGAGAAAGACAACGGCATTGATATTCTCAAGCGCACCTATCAGGGACGCTACGATGAGAACGGAGAGTTCCATGCTGGAGGCGCATCCACGCTAATTAGCCGTGCAAGCGGTGATGTGCAGGTGCTAAAGCGCAAGGGTCAGCCTAAGATCGATAAGGACACCGGCGAATTGATATTTAAGGAGGTTCGCGAGGAGTATACTGATCCGAAGACTGGCAAGATTCGGGTTCGCACGCAGAACAGCAGCCAGATGGCGGAGACCAAGGATGCGCACACGCTGAGCAGCGGGACGGTGAAGGAAGATATTTACGCCGACTATGCGAACGCGAACAAGGCGCTGGCTAACGAAGCGCGCAAGATGATGGCGAACACGGGACGCATGAAGTATCACAGCAGCGCTGCAGATACCTACGCAACCGAGGTTGCCCATCTGAACGCACAGCTGAACACCGCGGAGATGAACGCTCCCCGTGAGCGCAAGGCGCAGATGCTGGCGAACGTGATCGTGAAGGCCAAAACCATGGATAATCCGAACCTGACGGCTGGCGAAAAGAAGAAGATTGGTCAGCAGGCGCTGAGCCAGTCCCGAATCAGGGTAGGCGCTAAGCGCTATCCCATTGATATTTCGGATCGTGAGTGGGAAGCCATCCAGGCGGGGGCCATCAGCGACACGAAGCTGCAAAAGATATTCAAGTACACGGACACGGACGTCATCCGGAAACGTGCAACGCCCAGAACACAGCGTGGGCTGACGCCGTCGCAGCAATCCCGCATCAAGGCCATGGCAAACTATGGATATACGATCGACGAAATCGCCAAACAAATGGATATTTCGACGAGCACCGTATCCGATTACATCAAATGAAAGGGGTGAACGGAATGACGAGCAACTACGCGCTGAGCACCATTGATAATCCGTACAATCCGTTCACGCAATTTGGTGAATGGTTTGTCTTTGACGTGACGAACGGCTACAATAGCTGTGGATATTTGGCAAGGATCGCTCATACGTCGGACGCGCTCTCCGAAGAGGAGAACGAGGAAGAGGTTGAACGCGCAATTGATGAGATTGTGGCGATCGATCCGTTTGGAATCTACCGAAAAGTAGATATAAACAGCCAATTTAAGATATAAAAATATAAAATAGCGGCTTATAGGAGGTGAAAAGCCCATAGAGGGGGTCTTCGCGACACATACCCCCCATCCCGAT